CATACCAAGGCTCACTTAATTTCATTTTCTTTATATATTTATTAAAATTAAATACTCGACGCTGAAGATCATATTCATCTGGAATTAAACCAAAATCAATTAACATTTTCATATTCTGAAGAGTAATACGTTTCTTTGTATCACTAATCATATCAACATATTTGTGCATTAATTCAACTCGATCTCCAAAACTATCAAAAGCTCCAGATTTGATTAAATTAATCATTTGCACTTTATTAACTTTTACTTTTGCCAAAAAATCTTCAATAGACTTATACGGACGATTTGCGATAATTGTTTTAACTAACTCTTCTCCAATTCGTGTAATTCCGCTAATACCGTAACGAATTACATTTGCTTCCATATCTGGAGAAAAAGTATATGTAGATTTATTAATATCTGGCGGCTGAACGATGATTCCGCTCATACGCATTTTTCCAATTGCTGTTGCAATCTTTCCATAGTTCGTGGCCGAAGTTTTCTTTTTCTTTTTATCAACTGTTACTTCTTCATCGTCATCTTCATCATCTTCTTCTTCATCATTACCAAATTCTTCTATATCACAAGAATAAGTTTCTTCTACTATTTCATTATCTTCATCAATTTCTTCTTTTTCATCACCGCCCGCGTCATTAATAAGACACGCGCAATTCCAGAAAATAATTGGATAATGGTATGCAAGATTCATTTCTTGAAGAGCGATCAAACTATATGCAAGCGTATGGCTCTGATTAAATCCATACCCACGGCTCATTGCAATCAAAACATTCCAAACATAATTTGTGAACTTTTGATTAATACCTTTTTCTTTAGTAACTTCAAAAAATTCTTTTGTAAGTGCATCATAGTCTTTTGGATTCTTTTTTGCAATTGATTTACGAAGTTTATCTGCCCATGTCAGACTAAAGCCACCAAGTTCTGGAAGCTGAACCAATTCCATGAATTGTTCTTGTGCAATACAAAGACCATATGACATACCAAGAACTGGTTCAAGAATTTTTCGTTCATCTTCACCTAACCCATATCGTTCCATTTCTTTTTCCCATTCATTTGGGTTTGCTTTAAATCGTGCAAGTTTTTCTGTGGGCATTTCTCCGCCTTTTTCTTGAGCCATAAGACGAATTGTAGAATTAAGAATTGCCAAGTCATCAACTGAAGTTGGTTTTAATGTTGCAATTCCATTAATACCAGATTGTTTTTCCATCTGAAATAAAGATGTAATTTCATGATTCCAAACCATACTCCACATCTTCGGATCATTACGCTCAATCTTATAAATACCAATTACATTTTCATAAGTTTCTTTTAATGTACGCTCACGCTCAATTAATCCTGCGTCACACAGAAGATCAAGACAATTATGAATCTTATCCATCGCTTCAACAGATAATGCATCATATTTAATAAGACTTACATCTTCACAATCGTGTAACTCAAACTGTGTACAAATCGTACCATCGGGCGCCCGCATTAAAGCTGTTGAATTTGTAAAAGGTTCGTCAACAAAAATTACTCCACCAGCATGAACACCAGAGCCACAAATTAATCCTTCAATTTTTTGCGCCACATTCCATAGCTCTGGATAGTTATTCATTTCAACAATAAATTGTTTTATCGGATTAAAGTCATTTTCTACATCACCATTATAACACTGATTTAATGTTCTTAACATACCGCGATCTGCTGGAATTAAACTTGCAATATATTGTGCTATATCTACATCTATACCTAAACCACGTGCGGCCGTAAGAATTGCTGACTTAGATTTTTCTGTACGAAATGTTGCCACATTTGCGACTCTATCTTCTCCATAATACTTACGAAACGCATTTAAAACTTGAGCACGCCGTCCGCCTTCAATATCAAAATCAACATCAAGAACAGAAACACGATCAGGATTAAGAAATCTCCAACGAAAACACCTTGTTGTTTCTCGAAGTGGATTAATCTGAGTTATATCAAGACAATATAATAAGATAAATCCAACACCGGAGCCACGACCGGGTCCAACTAAGCTTCCAGCATCCCAACAAATATCAATTATATTCTGAAGATTTAAGTAATACGCACTCCATCTTGCGTTATTAACATTTGATGATACCCACGTATCTTCAAGACACGCATTAATTTCATCATATGCTTCTTTACACTGAAGGTCAGAGTGTTTTTTAATACCATCTATTACCTTTCGAGCAAGATAATTATCTGCTTTATATCGTGAAATCATAAAAGTATTTAACATTGGTATTTTTGCGCACCATTCTTCAAGCTCAGTTGCAGATAAATGTCCATCCACTGATTTCCACTTTAATTCTGGAATTTTGAGTGGCCGCAGTAAACTATAATCTTCAATATTATCTCTAATATTTAAAATATTTTCATATGCAGTTTGGAGAACATCAGAACTAAAATATTTAAAATATGATTCTAATTCTTCTGTTCCCATCATATAAGTTGTTGCATAAAAATCATCAACTTCACGATCACCATTTTGTGCATTAAGATATGCTTTATGGACAATTCTATCTTCTTTACGAAGATAATGACTATCTGTTGTGATAATATAAGGAATATCAAAATAAATTGAATGCTTTAAAAGCGTCTCATTAACTAAGATTTGATCTTTATTTTTTGATGGTTGCATCTCAAAATAAAAATTTCCATGCCCAAAAAGTTTATCCATTTGCTGAATCCACATATCAATCTTTGGTAAAAGATCTGGATTCGACTGTGCACGAAGAATCTGAGTTGGAAGCGCGCCGCCTAAACAAGCTGTACTACCAATTACATGATCGGGATTCTTTCCAATAATTTCAACTAGATCATTATAATATGTCGGAACACGACGCATACCACGAGCCATATAACTACGCATCCACGCACGAGTTGAAATCTCTCTTATCTGCCGCGCGCCTTCTGCATCTTTTGCCAAAAGAATAAAATGGTAATATCTATCAACATCTTTATTATAATTCTGAGCATTTAATCCGTTTCTACAAAGATAAATCTCATTTCCAAGAATTACTTTAAGATCTGGATACTTGTCTTTCAATTTTTTGGCAATCTTTTCAGCCTTAACCCATCCACTAATACTTTCATGGTCAGTTAAGGCTACTACTTTATGCCCAAGTTCTCCGGCATAATTAAATAATTCATCAAGTTTATTTATACAATCACGCAAACGAATATTTGAATAATCGCTGTGGTTCAACCCTAGTTATGAAGACTTCCAGGGTATTCAATTTTAGTCTTCATTACTTAGCATCACCTTCCTTAATTTTAAAAATCAATAAATGGTTCTAATACTTTATTTATTTTATATTTATTTTCCTTTAATTTAATTATAGGTTTATTATACATATTACATTTTTCTGCTTCTGTATCGGGATTACGTATATTTTGGTCCATATCCAAACTACCATAAATTTTACAATTTTGAGTAATATAACTTCCAAATGTACCCATTTCGTAATAATTACAACAATTTTTACATAATTTCATAATTATTATATCCTTTATATCTTTTTTCTATATATATTATATCATAAATTCTTTTAATTTTCAAGTTTATATCGTCCAAGACGTTCTACAGCTTTAAAATTATTAGTTTTATCCATTGTGCGCCGTACTTCTTTTTCCCAAATAATTTCAAAATCTTCTGGAAAAGTTTGTTCACTACAAATAACAGTATGATGTTTACTCATTTCACGAACCCAATTCCAATATCTATCATAATCAAATTCAGTTTCAAATTTATATCCATAAGGTTTTGTTCCTTGGTATGGAGGATCACAATAAATTAAAGTTTTAATTTCTTCTGGCCATTTTAAATTAATATAATCACACCATTCAAATTCAATATCTTTATATTTGGGACTCTTAATTTGTTCCATAAAATTTTTATAAGCGTCATAATAGTAATCTTTCTTTTCAGTATCTTTAGCATAACCGCGACTAAAACCGCCACGATTAAAACTACCAAAGAACTAAATAGCACCAATACGCCAACCTTCCATTTCTTCTTCCATAGAGGGCGCGCCGAGATGACGACGATAAATATCTTTCGCTTTATACCACCATTCAGGATTACCATGTGCTGGTATTTCTTCTGGTGCCATCTATCCATGCTGATGAAGTTTAATAAGTGAATAGCATTTATCTAAACCTATTTTACGCTTACAATCAATTTTATCTATGACGTTTGCGCCCCCCACAAATGGTTCAAGATAGCACTCTATTTTTTCTTTATCAATTATTCGTTGAAGAATTGGTATAATATCTCCAACATATTTACTTTTACTTCCTTGATATACCATTTTTATCTCCTTTTAAATAAAAGGAAAGTTAAGTAACTTTCCTTAATGAATATTTGTTAACCAATATATATTAATTAAAATCCAAATTACAAAAATCATTTTATACTTTCAATTAACTCTTCTTTTGAAAAAGCCCAAGTCTTACCATAATCATCTAACTTATATAAATTATAATCCGGTCCAGGCCATCCCCATATAAGTATAAAACCTGTTCTATCTTTTGTAAGTTCTAGTTCCCAATTATTAATTTTACATATATCATCTTCTACATTTTTATCTTTTATGTGTGTACCATACATCCATCCATAAATTGGTTTTTCAGTTTCACTGCAATACCAATCTAAATAATCAGAATATTCTAATTTCATATCAAAACTCCAAAAGATTATCTATGACTTCATAATCTTCAATAAATAGCTGTGGTGTTATATTGCCTTGCCATTCATTTAAATTTGGCTTCCCTACAACACTAATCTTAATCTCGTTACATTCATCAAGCTTCCTAATTAAATCAATTGCATGAAACTTAATAAATATAATCCCATTCTTTTCAAAACGAACAGTATCTTTATTAGTACCAATTACTTTATAGTCATAAGAATCCAAATAAATATTTGGTACAAAAATTAAAGGTTCTGGATTATTTTGGCCCCAAATTGAAGTATTACTAGCCAAATCATAAATTAAATCTTCTAAATCTGCTGCATTTGCTTCGCGAATAAAGTTTACATCGTACATACCTTCATTAAAATTAATATCTTTTAATGCTTCATTCGCATATTGATGAAAAGAATGTAAATTATTATCAAGAATTGACGCGCCGGCCGCATTTGCATGCCCTTGTACCCATTCAAAATATCCACTCTCTATTAAAAACTTTTTTAAATCTGTTAGCTCACAATCACTTACATTACGAATAGAACCACGATCATATCCTTCATCATTTTTACGCGCGAGTATTGTTGGACGCTTATACTTTGCGGCGAGTTTCATAGCAGCTAAACCAGTAACTTCTTGTGGATAATCATCATATTCATCAAGTCGAACAAAAAGAATTTTATTTTCAAGTAAGTCATATTTAAAAATCTTTTGCTCTAGTTCGGCAACCATCTGATCAGTTATTCTATTTTGTTTAGCTTTTGCATTAGTACACTCACGTAGAGATTCAATAGCCACTTCTTCCATTGTACCTTTTGCGCCACGTTTATTACAAGGAACTTTTCTGTGACCGTCAATTAGTCCAAGGAATAATCTTTCTTTCTCTTCCATAGTACCCATACGAATCATCGCATTCATCATAGGAACAATATAAAAAGCAACACTAATTGGTGTAACTTCATTATTCATAGAGTATGCTTGTTTTTCAATGGCGCATTTAAAGAAGTAATTATTAACATTTTTAAAACCATTTAACATAATATATCTATTCTCTAAATCAAGAACAGATCCCATATCTCCACATACACCGAGTGCGGCTAAGTCAATAAATTTAGATGAAATGGGAAGAGATGGGTTACTTGCGGCTTCATGGTAACGACAAAATTGCCAAGCCACACCAGCACCAGTTAAGTCTTTATTTGGATACCGTGGTGAAAGTTGATTATTAATAATACATGCATTATCACTAATAGGCTGATCGTCATCAATTTCATGATGGTCCAATATCAAACAACGAGTCCCTTGTTCTTTTAAAAGCTCATGATATTCATAATCATTACTTGAACTATCTGGTAAAATTACCAAATTATAATTTACGCCGCTTTCAAGAATGTGTTCGATGTGGTCTTCTAATCCATGCTCTTTATGTTCATGAAGTATATAGGTGATGTTTTGATTTGGATTTATTGCTCTAATATATTGATACATGATGGCGCTTGAAGTAAAACCGTCAACATCACAGTCTACTATCAGCAGAATCTTTGATTCTCGCTCTTTTACAATTTCATCAAACCAAATTGCACCAGTATCTATATTATCCAAAAGTGATGGATCATTTAAACAAATAGAGCTTGGATTTTTATACTTATCTATATCTGTTACGCCGCGCGCCTTCAATAGATTAGCCAAATAGTCTTCTGTAAAATTTTCATTAACAAGATTTACTTTCATATTATATTCCTTTTATTCTATATCATATTTCTTTTTAATATAATTAATAATATAATTTCTTTGACCATTGCTTCCATTATCTGCTCTAAATTTAATATAAGCTCTACTAAAACATACTTCTTCAATTACTGATAATATGTCTCTTGCAACTTGACGTTGAAAAAGTTCTTTATCTTCTATATTTTTTAATTGTTGTAAATCATATAAAGCATCATCATAATTATTATAAGACGCAGTATATTTACCATTATCAATTTTAATTTCTATTTTCATATTCTTACCCTTTTCTTCAATAATTTTAAAAAAGTTTCTTCTCCTTTATCAGTCGGAGAATCTTTTAAGTTTAATAGATTTTCTCTATCATATATAAAGCTAAAATTTGCATATGCTTGATATTTTTTACACAACTCATAAAGATGATTAAAGTATCTATCTTCATGTGGTAACTCTTCTTTATCAAAGCATATTACAATTTCTTGAGGATGGCAAGTTCTGATTAATATATCAAGAGCATATTTATTTAACTTTGATCCGCAGACTGCGACCGCGCAATTAAGAGTTGAAAAAGAATCCATTTGAAGAACGCTTTTTTCAGCTTCAAATAAATATGCAATACCAGTTGCTTTTATGTTTTCTTGCGTCATATTAAGCCCATATAAATTAAGACTCAAAGGATGACTATACCATTTACCTTCAATTTGTACTGGCATATATTTACCCCAATTTTCAATATCATCCTTATTCAGCGCGCGGCCACGTATCCCTACAAGCCGGCCGCCCACATCATAATGAGGTATAATAATTTTATTCTGAATTGGTGAGAAGCGAATATTAAATTTATCCATAGCTTCTTTACTAATTCCATCATTAAGCCATTCCACTGGATAATATTTGATAAATGAATCCAATATACCTTCTGGATAGCTTGGTAACTCTTTTCGTTCCTTCTTTAAATCATAATCTTCTCGAATTGCTTTATACGCGTGTGGATTATAATCATCTTCACTAAAAAAAGAACAACCGCGTATGACTTCATATATATCATTAAACCAATCATACGCAATATTTCTTGTTTCATAAAAATGTTTAAGAAAAGAGAATATACTTTGTCCACCGCACTCTGTATAACAATAAAATATATGTGTATTCTTATAATAATAAAGTTTCCATGATGCTGATTCCACATCTTCGTTATGGCATACTGTAGGCATCAACAGATAATCACCACGATCATCATAAGGAATATTCAATCTATCTAACATCACTTTAACTTTATTATCATCAAGCTGTTCAATCAATTCTTGATAATCTATCATTTAATCTCATTCACTTTCTCAAGAATTTCATTAAAGTTATTATCTTCCCATTCCATTTCAAAGAAATGTCTTGTGTATCCTTCAATTTTTTCAAGTCGTGAATCTGTCATATATAAATCTTCTTTACGTAGATTGCCTAAATCTACAATACTCCAGATTCTAACTTGAGTCCATTCACCACTTCGTACTTTATATATATCAGTTACAATTGTTGGAATCGGTTCACCAGTACTCGCAAAGAAATCAATTTCTTCTTTACTGGGCCGCGCCATAACCATACCAATATCTGCTTTATTAATAACAGCACGTGATCCAGCGATAGAGCTTTCATTTCTTATATTCTGGTTAGAATCCGCATTTGCATTAACTTGTGTTGAAGTAAACATACATATATTCAATTCAACAGCCAATTCTTTCAAAGCGGTCGAGAACATCAAAAGAATTTCATCATTTCTTAAACTAACACCTTTAAATTCTCCTAACAAGCTTGGGCAAATAAAGATATAGTCAAAGAATACATATTCAATTCCATGTAACAATACTTGTTCTCTTACTAAGTTCTTTACCAAATCAATACGCGGCGCGGGCATCTGGACAATAAAAAAGTTATCTTTATATTGTTCCATAATCCAAACTGCTTGACGAATAATTCTATTTTCTTTTTCAGTAAAATTACCATATCTAAATTTTGATTCATTAAAACCAGTTAAATATGACAAAATCATCTTCTGAATTTCTGGAATGGTTTGTTCAGTTGCAATAAACATCGTCTTACAACCACTACCAATTTGAACCCACTTGTCTTGTTTTGGTTCATATCTAAACGGATAAGCAATTAGACAAGCATCACCTACAGCTTGCCGCGTTTTACCAGTACCACTGGCCGCGCTTCTAATAATCAAAGTTCCACGTCGCGCGCCAGAAATAACTTCATTAAGTATATCGCCTTGCACTGGTACACCAATATCTGTCTGTAGCTGCGCGCTTTCAATTATATCTTCAATTCCAGTAAAAGCACTTTCTGTACGAGTTACTTCATTTTGAGTAAATTCATTTTCTAATCCTAATACTTTTCTTTTTAAAGCATCAAGAATTTCATCTATTTCTAACTTTTCAAAGTTTTTATTTACTTCGAGTGCTTTTGGATTTGTTAAATCTTCTATATAAAACTCACTTATATCAAAACCATCATTTTGAAGTTTTGTCAATAAGTTAATCTTCTTTAACCGCTTATAATAAAACTCAAAGTTCTGTGTTTCAGATAAATATTCTGCATCTTGTAGATATTCAATTCCATTATTCTGTTTGAAAATAACTGAAGCGGCGCCATTTGATTGTAAATAATTTTCTACATCAATGGGTTGAATTTTATTCGCACCGCCGCGATATAAATTTTCAATTGCCGCAAAGATATACTTATCAAACTTATAATAAAAATCATCAAGACTTAGTTGATACCTATCTGTTTCACTCAGAAATTGCGGCCGCTTCATGAGTGAGCCAAATAATTGTAATATACTATTTTTGTCTACCACTCACTCTATGCCTCCAATATCATCAAGATTATATTTTTCTTTTGATTCTCTCTTTCGTGTTAATTTAATAACTACCTTTTCTTTTTCTTCTTCTTCAAGAGCTTTTATGAATCCATGCTTCTTCCGCTCTTGTTCAATCCAATAATTTTTTGCTTCTGTAAAAACATATGGAACTATACCAAGGCCGCCATGTCCAACCCAAGGATTATGTTTGACTTCATAGAAATACTTCAAAGAAAAAAAGATCCCTTTTGGATTGATTTTATTATCTTTCCAAAATTTTTTTATTTGTGCGTCACACAAAAAATAATCATACTTAACCTTTAAATCTCTCGCTAAGAAATCATAGATCATTAAAATCCAATCTTCATCTGTTGCTGGCGCCGCTTTCCATGTTAAATAACATTCTTTATGATAATACCATCCTTTAGATGGCTGTATCCAATCGACATTTTCTCCTTTAGTTTTGTCAATTGGCATATGACAAATCCGACATTCGGGCATTCTATCACCCTTCCATTTTTTATTCTACTTATATTATACCATAAAATCCCGAATTAGTCAAATTTAAAAGACACAGGTCAGCCCTGTGTCTTCTCCATCTCTTCCATATCTAAAACTACCAGTTGTAGTAAATCTACTTGATCTTCAGTAAATTCACTTAGTTTCATTCGCCTTCCCATTGTCATTTCAATACGTTTAAGTATTGCAGAAGCCATATCTGGATTTGCATTTTCTCCAGTGCCCACAAGTTTTACCCAGAGTTCTTGTGCGCGGGCGCGAACTTCATTGAAATTAAGACTCTCATCTGTTTTCGTTTTTATACTATCAACGACTGTAGCTCCATCGCGTTTTTCTGCCATTTCAATAGCATCTGCAATTGCGTTTACTAATTCGTCGTATCCAAAAGGGATTTTGTCTGGCATATATTTAAATCTACTACCAGCGAATAGTGTCGGTGTTTCTCTTGTATACAGCCAACGCTTCCGTTCACCATTCACCCATTCATTGCCGATATAGCCAATAATATCGACAATACCATTACAAATCTCGTTTGCGCGTTTAGGTAGATCTGGTGAAATAATCTCAATATCGCTACCTTCCGCAGTTTTTTCAACGCGTGAAGCACTATGTGCGATTAACACAACGCCATACCCAAGCTGAGTAATGCGTCTCAATGAACTTTCAAACTCCTTTTTACACGCTGTATAACCAGCGCCCCAAGGAATATCACCAATTTTCTGCACACCATTTTGTTGGCAAATAAATTTTTCACACATTTCCCAACAAATGGATACAGTATCAATAATGACCGTTTTAAAACGATCTTTAGACCTTTGATCTTCAAGATCGCGGAGTGCCATTTTGTAGTCACTCCATTTATTTATATCAAATGGATATGCATCGCCAATTGCGTTATAACCTTTTTCAAATGCAAGAAGAACCGCATCTGGAAAACTGCAAGCGGCAGTTGTTTTGCCGCTTTTTGGTTTACCATACAGAAGTACATACTTACCTTTGAGGTCACGCGAAATTACATTCTTCTCTACTTCCCAAAGGTGCATAATGTACCTCCTTAGAAGCCAAGATCAAAATCCTGGTTCGATGTAGTCGGTGCCGGAGTAGAGTGCGGCTTATTCTTAGGCTTATCTTTCAGAGTCTCCAGATATGCCTTATGTTCCTTAAGGGCGGCCGCTAGCTCTGCGGGCTTAAATTCCATATCATCTTCCATCGGAGACTGAGTACCCTTCGTAACAATCAGCTCACTCACACTAACTGTCTGAAGTCGAACTTCAGGTTCACCAAAGTCCATCTCTTCAACAATTTCACGAGTTGTACTGGTAAAGTTTAGTCTACCCTTTGCACTATAAGTCTTCTGATTCTCCCAATATGTCGTAATTGCATCAATTACTTTTGGATTGGTTGCATAAAACTCCATGGTGTCAACCTTACCACCATACTGCGGAACAATTGCCTTAATACGAAGCTTCTTCGGTTCGACTTCAACACCATCTGCATCAGTTACAAAATCAATCGAAGAAACTGCAAATTCCAGACTCCAAGATGCTTCCGGACGAAAATCTCCAGTTGCTTTTGCAACAAATGAAGCATTCACGCGCGGAAACGATACAAGCTGACCTTGCTGATTGTAATACTCATTCATACGAATATTTGCATTTGTAATACGAACCTTATCCGCACCAGCTTCACCTGCACCAGAAGCAATTGACGTAAATTCCGTCATAACTTTCTGAATAGACTCATATGCAGGGTTCGGATTACCAGCATTTGTAAACTTGGTTGCAAACATATATACCGGAATCTCAAGACTTACATCTTCACCGTTAATTGTCTGCTTTACCAAAACCTTAATATCTCCACCAATTGCATCAGTGGGAACACCATTCTTCATAAAGGAATTATATTTCAAATTAATCTCAGAAAGAATTCCTTCAATACGGCATCTATTTTCTGCTTGTCTCAACATTTATTTTACCTCAGTTTCTGTTTATAGTTTTCGTTTATAGTTTAGGTTAAAAAGGGGAGTAATCTCCCCTATTAATTACTCTTCGTCAGTCCCCTGAACAAAGTTAATACCGGCATCAGTCAGCTGAACATATGTAAGGGGCTTCTCTTCGCCTTCAACAGCGACCTTCTCACGATATGCAAGCTCATTCTTCACGAGGGAGTTCACACGGCCAGTAATGGACGCAATCTTCTCACAACCAAGCGCAACGCGCATCTCTTCAGTGGTGGCACGACCGCCATGGGCCTGCAGATATTCAAGTGCTTCAAAAGTCTTCTCAGTAAGCTTCATAATTTTTGTTTCTCCTTTTAATTAGAAAATATTTATTAGTTTTTTGAAAGATGTCTTTCTCAATCTTTCTGTATATATTATACTATAAAATTCTTCAAGTTTCAAATTTTTACAGTGAAGAAATTCCTATAACATAATTTGTGGTGAGCTTTATAAGTTTTGTCCCTTGCGCGCCACGTGATAAAGTTGGAATATCAGTATATTTAATACGTATTTGTGTCGTATTAGAGTTAATTAAAAGATCGCTTTGTGCGTTGAGTGGCATAAAATCACACATATCATCCGATTTTTGGATCTTTACGCCTTTAGTATTAGTACCAGTTACGTTAAATTCAGAAATAGACGTAATTTTTCCATATCCATCAGTCGAAATACTGAAGATTTCTTTTGTAGATTGCGGGATGACACGGCCGCCCACTACATAATCACCAGCATTAAGCTTCATACCAATAATACCACGGGTAACACGTCCAATAGGTTTGATTGGTTCTGTCAGTACCATAATGAATTGTCCGCTCTTAGACATAATACCGATTCTCTCATTTTCAACAAATAGAATTGATACTATTTCATCGTCATTATCTAATTTAAGTGCGAGCGCGCCTGTATTACGTTTCATATTATATTCAGAAAGTTTGGATTTTTTAATCAATCCATTCTTTGTGATGAATATAATAAATTTCGATACATTTTTAGGATTTAAACTGACTGCTGCTGTAAGAATTTCGTTGTTATTAGTAGAAAAATAGTTAGATAAATATTGCTTTTCTCCAATGTTAAACTCTCCCATCTTCATGTGATAGTAGTTTCCTTTATTGGTAAAAAACAAAATGGTTTCTGTGTTTTCACCAACTATATTATCTACCAAAATCTCATCTTTTTCAAGTTTTAACTTTGTTCCAATTCCATTACGGCGTTGAGAATAAAGGGAAGAAGTTTCTGTTACAAATACTGCGCCTTTGTTAGTGAATGAAAGCGAAAGTTGTTTCTTTTCTGTTGGTTCATCAGACTCATTTTCAACATTAAGAATTTGAGTACGACGCGCATCTCCAAATTTCTGTGCAATTTCACGCCAACCTTTTATAAGTTCTTGATTAAATAATTCTTCACTTTCAAGAATTGTTTTAATTCGTTCTGCTTCTTTCTGAAGCGTTTCTCTTTCATCTTCAAGTTTCTTTACTTCGAGATTTGCAAGACGAGACAATTTCATATCCAAAACTGCTTTTGCTTGCTCTGCATCTAACAAAAATCTTTTCTGTAATTCCGATGACGCGGCCGCAGTTGACGTAGAAGTTTTAATTATTTTAACTACTTCATCAATATTGGCGATACAAATCAATAGTCCATCGAGTATATGAATACGTTTTTCTATCTTTGCAAGATCAAATTCAAACCCACGTCGATATACTACTTTTTCATGGTTAATATGAGCTTGAAGAGCGGTTTTCCATCCGAATACTTTTGGATAACGACCATCATCAAGCATCGTCATATTAATCCCAAAATAGCTTTGAAGTGATGTGTTTTTATAAAGGTACTTCAGCACACGATCTGGATTGGCTCTTTTAGTAAGATAAATCTTAATAAGTGGATCAACACCAGTAAGATCATTAAAACGTTCAATACCTGGATTATTTAATTCATCATTGAGGATTTCTTCTAACTCTCCGCATATTGTGTTAGTATAGACGGAGTAAGGAATTTGAGATACAATAAAACATCTCTCGGTATTGTCCCATTCGACTACAGATCTAAGTTTGCACGCTGCCCCCTGACCGGTTTTAAGAGCTTCTTTGACTTCTCCTTCATTGAGAAGTAATGCGCCCGTTGCAAAATCAGGCGCACAGTAAATTTCATCGAATGTAGCGTCTGGATTAAGGAGTAAAACTTCTAACGCATGGTTTACCTCTTTAATATTAAATTGTGGGATTGAACTGGCAAGACCAACTGCTATTCCCATTGATCCGTTGCAGATATTATAATATCCTTTAGTTGGTAATACTGATGGATACTTTTCAGTATCATCGTAATTATCTCGCCATTCTTCAATTGTGTTTTTATCAATACCATCAAACATTTTTGCATTGATATGACTAAGGCGTGCGGCGGTATAACGTGGGGCAGCATAGTTACCAGAACACATCAAATTACCTTCATTGCCTTCTACTTCGATAAGAGGGTATCTAAGAGAAAATGGTTGCCCCGCCCTCATAATTACTCCCTCACAAGAACTATCGCCATGTATATACATACGAGCTGCACTACCAATGGCTTTTAATGTCTTTTTAAAAGGTTTATCTGGTAAAAATTTATCAGTATAAAGACAATAAAATATTTGTCTTGCTGATGGTTTTAATCCATCACGCACATCTATTAAAGCTCTAGATTGAGCAACTGCGGCCGAATACTGAGCAAACGATTCACTAATTATTTGTTTTAAATTACTCATTAATCCACCTTTTTTCTTGTTTTTTATAAATTGGTACATTAGAATATTTAATTCCAATTAATATTTGTTTAAATGATCCTAATGTATATTTATCTTTATAATCTTGCCATATTTGAGTTGCAGTTTCATTTACATATCTTTTTCTTATTTCTAATACTTCTGAATCAGTTAATTTCGCAGATGGATGATTTTCTCCAGAACTAAAACGACTTCTATTTTTATGAAAATTTTTATTTTCTTCAGTATATACTTCTGGCATTACATCTTTCCATCGAGAACCATCCCAAATATGATAGAAACCATCTTTTGTTATTTTATCAGAATATAATTGATATACTTCATCACGTTTTTCATGATTATTATATGCTATACGAATTTGAATCACATCATCAATTGTTAATATTGGACGTCCATTATATTCATTCTATCCTCCTTTAGTCTAGTTATAACCATGATAGAAAGTATCATAATAATTAATCCAATATTTTTCTCTTTCAGCTAATTGTTCAACTGAGCATTCTTCAATTATTTCAAAAGAAAAATTATCTTTCCCATATTCTTGAATAGCTTTATCTATTGATTGACAAATATATTTATTATTATTAAAATGTTCTATTTTTCGTCTTTCAATATTATTTGACTACCCAATATAAGATTGCTGAGTGAGTAAATTAGTAATTTTATATATTCCAATCATTATATCATCTCCTACTATTAAGTAGATGAGCGTGCCAAGTTATATAATAAATAGATAATTTTCATTTTATATGAATATTATATCATAAAAATAGAAAGATGTCAAAATTTAATCTGACATCTTTCCTTTCCTTCAAAATCATCTTCTGTGGTTAATTGTTTATTAAAACTTTGATGATTATATCGAAATTCTTCAAAATCAATTAAACAATTATTACATAGAGTAACTGATTCGCCAAACCACTATCCATTTACTTGAATGGTTCCATTATTAGCTCCTTTTGTTGCCGGTATAAGAAAAGCTGGTTTATTATCTGTTTTTCTACCACATCTATCACATAATTTAATATACATTTTATTTATCCCTTTCTTCATCTTACATATATATATTATACCACAAAATTAAAGAGAAGTCAAATTAAGACCTCTCTCCATAAGGGCAATGATAATGAAAAGGTTCCCAAGGTTCAATTTTTATACTTTCATATTCTGGTGTAATTTCTATATCAATTGCAATTTTCTTTTCTGCTACTACTTTAACAGATTCATTAAAAATTTCACTTAAATAATTACTTATTTCCATTATTCTCTAATCTCCGAAAAATCAATTTTAAAATTCTTCAATATAAGTATGAATAGGTATTTTTTCTTTAATATATTTTTCTACATTTTTTATCTATTTCATACCAATATTTATATGACAATTATCACAATGTAGATGCCAAGGAGTGCATCCCCACTCGTCAATAGTAATATACATTTTATTATGACAAGTGGGACATATAATTTTTTCCATTATTCTCTAATCTCCGAAAAATCTATATGATTAAATATAAAATCACGCCGTGGCTCTACATCATTTCCCATTAATTCTTCCAACATCATCAAACTATTTGGATCTGGCTCAAGCACATCCATGCGTTGATATTCTGTTGTAAACATGGATTTATGTGCTTGCTCTACGGAGAGAGCGCCGAGTCCTTTCGCACGTGTCACTTCACCTTTAAGTTTTCCACGTACTTTATTAAATTCTTCATCTGTGAAGTAGTAGCTTTCATTTTTTCCATTCTTCACAATATAGAGTGGAGAACGAAGCCAGCAAAGACGTTTTTCATTAAGAAATTCTGGTGCAAGATAGCGTAATGCGGCCATGATGAGCAGCCCTATGTGATATCCATCTGCATCTGCATCGGTACAGATTCCGATTCTGCCATAGCGCAGACGGGAACTGTTGTATTTCCCCGGCACAATATTCATCGCACTTAACAGTAATTTAATCTCTTCATTCTGGAAAATCTTTTCTTCTGGATGCGCCAAGCAATTCAAAATCTTTCCACGGATAGCCAAGATTCCATAGTTTTTATAGTCGCGCGCCTTCGCAATACCGCCGGCCGCGGAATCACCTTCGACAATTAATAATGTAGCATTTTGTCCAAGAAATTCAGCATCTTTAAGTTTGTCTGATGCAAAGACTTTTTTCTTTTGATTCTTTTCAATGTCTTTTGTTGCATCAAGAACTTGTTTACGCGCACGTTCTGCGGCAGCTTCTGCTTTGGCAATCTTTTTCAAAAGTTCAACGATACTTTCAAACTCTTCAGTATATTTAACCTTCATTTGCTTTAGCGCGTTACTAAAACAATTTGATGCCATAGTACGAAGATTTGTATTATTGATTTTTGATTTTGTCTGATTCGCAAATGAAGGTTGCGCGACTGAGCAATTAATTACATAGAATAATCCGCCACGAATTGCATCTCCGTCAAAATTTTGTTTTGAAAGCGAATTAAAAGTGCGAGTAATGGATGTTTTTGCACCAGTGATGGGGCTGCCGCCTTCTGGGCAAAGTAAACCATTTACAAATACATATGATTGTTCTTTTCCGCTTCCCCACTGAAATGCAATTTCAAGTTTGTCACCATTCGTATCAGTAATAGTATCATATATGATATGTTTATGAAGCGGCCTAGAATTATTATCTTTTACAAAATCAATAATACCATTTTTGGCACAATAAGTCTGTACTTCTTTAGTATCATCATTTGTTACTTGGAATATAATTCCACTGTAAAGATAAGAAATATTTTTTATATCATCGCAAATTCTCTTAAATGAATAACCAATTTTACCATTTTTAAATACTTCGACATCAGGTTTAAAACGAACATAAGTTCCATTTGGACTATTTGTTTCTCCTTCATGGTAAGAAATAAGCTCACCTTTTTCAAAATAAGCAGCGGCAAATTTCCCGTCACGATTGCTTTGAACTTCAAACTTTTCAGAAGATAGGCATACACATTTTGCGCCAATACCATTTAACCCTGATGCATTTTTGTACGCGCCTTCTTCAAATTTTCCTCCCGTATGAGAGCGAGAATAAATAGATACTAATACGTTTTCACCATTTTCTCTCATTCCAAAAGGCACGCCGCGGCCATAGTCAATTACCGATACATAATTTTCTTTTTCACTTACGCTTATTTCAATTTTTTTACCGAATCCAGCGATAGCTTCATCAGTTGCATTATTTATGATTTCTTTAAAAGCTTGATATGTGCCTTCGAGGTCATCTGATCCAAGATACATTTGAATACGTGATCTTACGCCATCTTTAAAAGAAAGAGATTGAATTTCGTTTATTCCGTAATTTTCGTTCATTTATAACCTCTATAATTAAATAATTGTATACTATGCATATTTTGAATAATAAATTGAGTCTGTCTCATTTGAGATAAATTTATTTCTTTTTGTTTTAATATATTTTGAAGTCTTATTAATTCTTCATCTTCATCTTCATCTATATAATTTATAAGAGTTGTTCCACAATATGGACAAGTTTCAGATGTAATTGGAGCACCGCAATTAGGACAATTTAATCTATTCTCAATCTACACTTTCATATAATTTCTCCTTTCATTATATATAAATATTATACCATAAAATTATCGAGAAGTCAAATTCAACTTCTCGATACCTTATTATAATTATATAAATATTCTTTACGATAGTTTTATCGTATCATAAATTTATTTATATTTCAAATTTTATTCAATTTTAGAAATTTGAATAATATTTAATTTTATGGTATTATAAAAGAAAAGGAAGTGAGAAAAATGTTTAAAGTAAAGAAAATTAGAACTGGAGAAATATGTCAAGTTTTAGGGACATACTGCGATGAATATGGAAAAGGCTGGTTTTTATTTTGGGTTGGAGACAAATGGTGTTGGCGGCCGGCCGCTGATTACGTACCACCTAATTATGTGCCGCAAATTAAGTTGATAGTTGCTGGTAGTCGAGATTTCAATAATTATCAATTACTTTCAAAAGAATTGGATCAATATAAAGGACGGCTTAAGGAAGTTGTATCTGGCATGGCAAAAGGTGCAGATACGCTCGGCCGCAACTGGGCAATTACAAATAATATAAAAGTAGCCGAATTTCCGGCTGATTGGACTTTAGGAAACTCGGCTGGATTTATTCGTAATCACCAAATGGGTGATTATGCTGACGAATTACTTGCTTTTTGGAATGGTACAAGTACTGGTACTCAAGAAATGATTGATTATATGATTTCTTTGAGTAAACCAGTTACTGTAATTAAATATACTTCCGATAACTGTTTTGAACGTTTGATTTATTGATATATACATATATTATTGTAATGTTGATATTTCCATTATTTATTTCTATTAACTATTAAATTAAAACGGAAATTAAAATTTGACTTTTTTGGATTTTAGCGATATAATAGATATATAAAATAAAGGCGCAAACAGCAGATATAAAATGGTTATAATGAAGAGTCATTTAATAAAATATAGCGCGTCTTGTAAATATAATATGTGGATAGGAACACATAAATAAATATAAAAGGAGATATTTATTATGAAGTATTATAGCGAAGTAACAAAGAAACTGTATGATAGTGAAGCCGATCTTAAAAAGGCAGAAGATGCAATTAATAACAAAGCGGCCGCCCGCAAGAAAGATGCAGAAGCCGTAGAAGGTGCATACAAAGCATATCTTGATGCTAAGAAAAAGTACGAAGATGTGCTTACCGAGTTCTGTAAAAAGCATGGTGCATATCATAAGACAGTTTTCAATGCTGATGAACTGAAGGAAACTATGCCTGCAAGTCTTAGTCAGCTTATTGATCTGTTGTTCTAATATTTAAACAATAGAAAGCCCAGAAGTGTGTACTTCTGGGTTATATTTTTAATATGCGATTTCAGTATAGCTCAGCATAATCCAGTTGCCGTTTTTTAATTTGCCCCAACCATTTGCTTCATCAACAATGTCGTAGTAGCCTTCATCTTGGATATATCCAGCAACTTCGGCTTGAAGATTAGGGGCTTTGCGCATACGTAAACTTGGATGTATGACTTTAACACGATATTTCTTTGGTGTTTCTTGGATGGTTTCTGATTTAAGATCTATCGCTTCTGGTTCATCGATCGGCCGCGCTTTAAATAATTCATTAAAATCCATAGAGTTTCCTCCTATATATATTACTCTCACCTTTTATATGTAGAAGTATAGAAGCGTAATTTCTAAAACTTGATTTCTCGTAGAATATATGGTATAATATAATAAAAGATAAAAATAGATAGGAGGCATATTATGCCAGTAGATACAAATTTGAATACATTTGATTAGATTAATACAACTGCTGCGCGATGGCTTGTGTGGAATTCTAAAGAACATAAGCAGCCACTTGGAATTAGAAAGTTTGACAGAAAAGATAAAACACATCTTTGGCTTTTACGAATTATGAATGCTTTTAGTATTGCGGCAGGATATGAAGATTTTTATTTAGATTGTTCTTGGATTGACTTTCTTTATGTTAGGTATATAATAAAAATGAATCATGTAAAGAAGATGAATGGAAAGGTTGATGTTTTTTTAATTGAACCAAAGCTGTTTGCAAAAGAAGTTTGTGGTTATTTTGTAAAAGAAGAAAAAATTGTTGAAGATATTTATGATGAATATTGGAGTAAATAAAAATGGTTGAAATAGGGATTCCGGTATATCAAGCAAGAGAGACTTTGCCATCTGCACTTGATTCATTAGTGAGTCAAACATATAAAAGATTTATTGTGTGTTTATCAATTGATGGTGATGATATTGATTATACTGATATAATTAATGAATATAGAAGGCGTGGACTTAGAATTAGAATTATAAATGGCAAAACAAATGGTGGAGCTGGTATGGCGCGGCAAAGAATTTTGGACACAACTCAGTGTGATTATATAATGTTTCTTGATGCGGATGATATATTGATGCCGCGCGCGATAGAAACATTATATACTAATGCTAAGGCTGCTAATTATGATATACTCCAAGGTAGTTTTATTAGAGAATCACAAACATCAAAAGATGTTATGATGGCATCTACGGATAATGTCATTACATGGTTTCATGGCAAGATATATAAAACGAAGTTTCTTTCTGAAAAAAATATTCGTTTTCTTGAAGGATTGAGAATAGATGAAGATGCTTACTTTAATGCTGTTGCTTGGAATTCGACTGAAAACAAAGGCATCGCTGGTGAAGTAGTTTATCTTTGGAGAGATAATAAGTCATCTATAACTCGCCGGCAGAATATGAAGGATTATTTTATTGCAACATATAATAATTATATCTACGGTCAAGTTGAAGCATTAAAGAAGTTGTTTGAGATTAATGATTCTGTGAGCCAGCTACTTATTACTAATACATTGATAAATATATATTATTTCTATATGAAAGCCGTGTTTTATAAATGTAATATGGCTGGTACGGATGCTGTTGTATCCAGTTTAAAGGAAGAAAAATGGATGCAGTTATGGCTTAACGAAGGCACTAACTGGATGGATATAATAAATAATATTAAAGCAGGACAAGTATATGATGACGAATATGTCGTGTTTTATGAAGAAACATTTAATTTGTGGGCCGCGCGCCTTTTGAAGGAGTAATATGAAGAAAACTTATGGTTTAAGAATCGTGATAGTAAATGGTCGTCCTGGGAGTGGAAAAACGACATTTGAAGATAAATGTAATAAAATACTTGGTGTTGCATACTGCGAACGACGTTCAACTGTTGATAAAGTAAAGGAGATAGCGCGAAAGGCTGGCTGGGATGGTCGAAAGGATGAGAAAAGTCGCAAGATGTTGAGTGATTTGAAAGATCTATTTACTGAATATAATGATATGCCTTTTAAAGATGTATGTGAATCTTTACAAGAATGGGAATATGAGATTCAATATTATAATGTTGGAGATCATCCTCATGTTTTCTTTATTGATGATAGAGAGCCAGAGCATATTGAGCGAATGAAGAAGGAGCTTGGGGCTATTACTGTACTTATACGGCGGCCGGGTGATGAAGATATAATTACTTCAAATCATGCTGATGAGAAAGTATTCCAATATGAGTATGATTATGAGATTCAGAATGATGGTAGTTTAGATGATTTGGAGATGCAAGCAAGAGTATTTTTAAATTCGATTTTTAGTTAATTTTATGATATAATGTATATATAAAATAAGATGAATCTATGAAGCATTAAAAGAATCATTGAAATATTATATTATTATTCCAAGAAAATTACTTATATATGAAGGTGATAATATGGGATATATTTATATAATAAAAAATGATATTAATGATAAAGTTTATATTGGCCAAACTTCAAGATCTATTGAAATTCGTTGGAAAGAACATGTTCGCCATCATGGTTAGTTAATAGATGATGTAATTCATAAATATGGAAAAGAACATTTTTATATAGATCAAGTTGAAGAATGCGCTGATGAAGAGTTAGATTTTCGTGAATAGTATTGGATAAATTATTATAATTCATTACAAAATGGATATAATTTAACTAGTGGCGGGAAAGAGAATATAACTTATACAAATAATAAAGTATAGGAAGTTTTATCTTTATGGGAAGAAGGTTTAACAGTAAATCGTATTGTGCAAATTACAAAATTAAATGTTGAGACAGTACGTAATTATTTAAATAAAAATGGAATAGATCATTAGCAGATTAAAGATAGAGCCAATATTTTCATTGGTGCAGCAAAAGCTAAATAGATTGCATAGTATACGTCAGATGGAGATTTTATTTAGTTTTGGCCTTCTACCGCAGAAGCTGTACGAAATGGTTATACAAAATCTAGTATATAGCGTAGTTTAAAAGATGGCTTGCCACATAGTGGATATATATGGAAAGGAGTTAATGAATGAAAGGGTTTGTTGGAAATATAGATTGGATTAATGCAGAAAGTATGCGTTATTGGAGTTTTACTGCGGCAACTCCAGCAGAAAAGCGTCGGCAAGAAGCTCATAATATGATTTTTTCTGGTGATTACATTGGAGCCATGAAAGTAGATGGATACTATGAACGTCTTATTAAAGATGAAGATGGTAACTGCTTTATGGTCGCGCGTAGTAAGAACGTAAAAGGTGAAGCCACCGAAAAGCTTGCATGGGTGCCGCAAATTTATGACTTTATGGAAAGTTTACCGAATGGAACTGTTCTACTTTCTGAATGTTATCTACCTGGTAATGAAGGAAGCCAGAAGATTACTAGTTTGCTTGGATGTTTGAAAGATAGATGTATTGAGCGGCAAGAGAAAGGCCAGAAACTTCATTTCTACGTTTTTGATGTGATGGCTTACGATGGTATTGATCTTACGAAGGATAAGTTTACTGATCGAGTTGAAGTTCTTATGCAGATGAAACAGTATTATAAAAGCGAATATATTGAATGGGCAACTTACTATGAAGGCGAAGAGCTTTGGAATAAACTTCAAGATTATCTTGCATCTGGTCGTGAAGGCATTGTAATTATGCATAAAGATGCTCCAGTATATTTTAAACGGACGCCCGCGCGCGTAAGTCTCAAGATTAAGAAAGAGCTAAAAGAGTCAATTGATTGTTTTTTTACTGGCAAGGCTATGGCACCAACTAAGTTGTATTCTGGTAAAGATATTGAACATTGGACTTATTGGGTTGATGCTTACACAGATAAACGCATTCCAGTTGGCGAGCATTATTATGATGTTGTACATAATAATAAACCATATACTGCTGTTACAAAGCCATATTATATGGGATTTGCTGGAAGCCTTGAAATTGGTGTAATGGATGGAGATAAAGAAGTTGGTATTGGTTATTTGAGTGGACTAACTGATGAAGTAAAAGCCAATTATAAAGATTATATCCACTATGTAATTGAAGTTGGGGCGATGCAGTTGACACCAGATGGCGCGCTTCGTCATGGAAAGATGCTTGGATGGCGTCCAGATAAACCTTGGAGAGAATGTAGTATTGAACAACTGAAATCACTCTGAATATGGAGAATCATATCTTAAAATTCACTTTAAACTATGAGTAAGATAGAAGATAGATTTGAACAAATCTTTATATCTGCTGGAGTTAAATATGTTAGAGAAAAGACTTTTCCCAGTTTAAAGAATGGAATTTTAAGATATGATTTCTTTCTGCCCGATTTAGGTGTCTTAGTTGAAGTTGATTCTATGCTTCATTTTAAACCAATTCCCAAATTTCACAAGACAAAAACTGATTTCACTCATGCGTAGTAGAATGATAGATTAAAGAATAGTTATGCGCTCTCTCATAATTTGAAATTATTTCGTGTGCCTGAGTGGGAATTCTCTAATGTAAATACTTTAGCTGATATATTACAAGAAAAATTTCATGTCACTAATAAGTGGCATAATGATATAATCTATCGGGAGTATTTAAAGGGTCAATGACCTTATTTTTATGGAGGCCACAGAAATGTTTCAATGGATTAATTTATAGGAGGTCTGTAATATTATAATACTGATTAGTGCAGTTATAATAGCAGGAAAAAACATTTTTGGTTTTTTCAAAAAACCAGTTGATGACCTCCATAGCCATGCAAAAAAGGCAGAGGAAAAACGGATTGAAGAAGTAATTGAAGCTAAAGTTCCAGACTTATTGTAGAAGCATGGAAATTCAGTTAAAGAAGAACGAAAGAAAGAAACTGAAGCTATGATGGAATCATTAAAAGCGGCAGTTGTAAATGCGTTGGACGATAAGGTAGAAGAGCTAAAAGAAATTACTTTAGATCAAGGGGTTTAGATTACTTCAATAAAAGCTTCAATTGAAAAATTGAGCGATGCATAGATGGATATAATGAGATATGATATGAATCGTATTTATTATAAATATCGTCCATACAAAAAGATTTTAGATTGCGACAAGAAAGCATTCTTAAAATTTTACTAGGATTATCACGGAATGGGTGGCAATACTTGGATTGATGGATTATATAATGAAGTAAAGGATTGGGAAATTGTAAAAGACGAAAAGGAACTGGAAAGTTGACTTTTAAGTAAATATATGATATAATATACATAAAGTAGGAGGATACTTTATGTATATTTTTTTAATTTTAGGTTGTATTTTGATGGCGGCCGGTGCATGGATGATGTGGAAGGGCCGTAAATTAGAGTAGTAGACTGTTGCAGAGATTTAGATTAAATACAAAGATGAATTAGCAAAAGAGCTAGCAGAATTTACTGATGCGTGTAATAAAACTGAAAAGGCGTTAAGAGAAAGGGTTGAAGTTGCTAAATAGAGAGCGGCAGAAGCATAGGAACATACAGATACGCTTGTTGCGGCTGAACAATAGCGGCTGGCCGCGGAACTTCAACATAAAAAAGAATTGGAAGAAGTTAAGATATAGCAAGAGCATGAGAAGCAGATAGAGTAGTTAAGATTACTCTACTAGAGAGAAGATGGAGAATTACATGCACAGTATGTATTAAAATAGGCGAAATATTAGAGAGATATAGATTAGTTGAAAGCTGAATTTGATGAGTTTGCCGTTATGTAGTAGGCGGTAAATGAAGCTATACTTCGATAGAAAGAATTGAAAGAGAAAGAAGATTTTTATTCTATTATTGTACCAGAGAATGATAGAGAAGATATAAAAGTTTTATAGTCAATGGACTTAAAATTACATAATAGAGATGTTATTCCAAAATTAATTTGGGAACTATATATACGGCGACCATGTCAAGAGATGATTAAACGAGTAACTGGTGGCCGAAAAATTAGTGGTATTTATAAAATTACTTATAAAGAAACAGGAGAAGCATATATTGGAAAGACAACCGACTTTGCCACTCGTTGGCAAAACCATTGTAAAACCGCTATTGGGCTTGAAGGGGCGGCGCGGGCAACTTTACACAATCGCTTGGGTCAAGATGGTCTTTGGAATTACACCTTCGAAATCCTCGAAGAAGTGGACAAAGATAATTTATCCTCACGTGAAGCATTTTATATTGATCTTTACGGAACAAAGTCGCAATTAAACATGAAGAGTGGAGATAAAAATGGAACTTAGTAAGATACAGCAAGAAATAGTAAATACGAATAAACCATATGTTGCAGTCGTTGCGGCGGCCGCGGCCGGCAAGACGAGAGTATTAACAGAAAGAGTGCGGAAGATGTTAAAGGATGGGATTAATCCAAAGGACATCGCAGTAATTACATTTACTAATCTCGCCGCACAAGAGCTACAAGAACGACTAGCCGGTGACTATAAGCCAGGAATCTATATTGGCACAATTCATGGCTTGGCCGCCTACTTTTTACGGCTTAATGGTGTGGATGTCGGAGAGATGGCTGATAAGAAAGAATTTGATGAGTTCTTTGAGATATTGCGGGCGCATCCGAATTATGTAAGGCATATTCCGCACATACTTCTTGATGAAGCTCAAGACACATCTCCTAATGAATATGAGTTTATTTTTGATATGATTAGTCCAGATACTTTTTTTGTAGTAGGGGATTACAGGCAAGCAATCTATTCTTTTAAAGGCGCTGATCCAGAATTGTTTGATAAGTTGATTACCGATCCAGGAGTATCGGTATATAGTTTAAATGAGAATTATCGAAATGGCGATAAAATATTAAAGTTTGCGAAAAAAGTTCTTGGAAAGAAAAACTCAGTAGATGATTCTATTCCAATGCGGCAAGGTGGTATAGTTTGGGAAGGAGACGCAACACTTTCTAATCTAAAGAACTGGATCAAAGAAACTGGGGAATATAAAGATTGGGCAGTTCTTTGTACAACGAATAAAATTATTCAAGAAGTGTGCGGTCTACTTGAAGCAAATGGAATACCAACTATCACTTTTAAACAAGGTGAAGTAACAAAAGATCAACTTGAGAGTAATATGAATAGTAATAAAGTAAAGGTTTTAACATATCATTCTGCAAAAGGTTTGGAATTTCCATATGTTGCCGCTTGGAAACCAAAGAATTGGGGCGGAGATGAGACTGATAGAGTCAATTATGTTGGAGCTACACGAGCAAAAGATGTATTACTTTGGATGAAAGAAAAAAAGAAGAGTAAGTGGTTTTAACTTACTCTTCTTTTATTGTATCTTTATCTACCCAGCCAAATACATTTGATGTACTACCTAATGTTTTTATTAGGTGGTAAGGGTGTTTTGCTGTATTTTTTATGATAGTAATACGTGCTTTACCTGGTGTTGCGTCTGAACCAGCGGCCGCGTTTGCTGTTGCATAATGCTTGCCGCCGAGAAATTCAATAATTGTACCAGTTTTTAAAGTAGTTTGAGAAGTGCTTGGTTTTGAATAAGGACCAAGCGCTTTTTGAATTGCGGCGAGTGTATCTGGGCCAGCTTCGCCATCTGCAAGAAGGTTGTGGTCTTGTTGGAATTTGTAGACGGCTTTGTAAGTGTTTTCACCAAAGTCTCCATCTGCACCATCTGGGCCGCAAGTATATCCAAGATGAATTAGGTCATTTTGGAGTTTTTTCACTTGTGCGCCGGTGTCACCACGACGAAGAATTGTTGTGGTGGTTGGGGATGGAGTGATGGGAATAGATGGTAAATCAATATCTGAGATGCTGTCGGCATATTGCCAGCGTGGCCGCCCATATCCTTGGATTTGTCCGTTGGATTTGTTGTAAGAATGGCGTGAGACTTGGTCAGATGAATTACCTTCTATTGTAGTAATTTGATTACCGCTGACGGTTTCGACTATGCCGGTATGGCCGTATGTGAAGAAGATTTGATCGCCGGGTTGTGGAGATCGTGTCCATTGATTTGCTTGCTGGTAGTAGCTTGCGGAATAGATACATCCGGCACCCGCGCTATTAAGTGGCTGGCATAGCATTTTCATTGCGGTTTCTTTGCCGAAGCACTTGTAGAAGAGCCAGTCAACAAATACATCACACCAAGCATATCCATTTTTTAGGCCGTTATAGAAGTTACTAAGCGAGTCAAGGTCGCGCGCATATTTGGTGTAGTTACCACCACCAGGATTTGCGGTTTTACTATCTAATTGGCTATTACTTGATTTTTCGTGATAGCCAATTTCGTTTCTGGCGAGATTTAATACAGCATTAATTGCTTCTTGCTGAGTCATTCGACATTAATTTCTTTGGAAACGTCGCAGATCTTATCAATCATTTCTCCAACAACATCCCAATCAATTTCGTAATTTAATGTACTGGCCACGGCTTTGAGTTCATTAATAACCCATTCTTTCTTGTCGGCACCTTTGTCAAACATAGTCTCGGCTTGAGACATAAGATTCATAACGAGTACGAGCATAGAACTCCAATTCTTTTCTTTTGCGTTCTTTTTGACGTATTCAATTAATTTGACAACAAGTGGGACGAGGATCGCAATGCCGCTGAGTATAGAGATAATTGCTTGAATCCAGAAATTAAAATGTTCCATTGAATTATCCTCCGTTGTTCATTTCTTTCATTAATTCTTCTTGGTGCTTTTGGTCTTCGAGTTGCCATTCACGTTCACGATAGCGTTCTTTTGTAGATTTAATGAGTCCCATAAAGCCACATTCTCCAGTACAAGCTACGAAGAAGCAAGTACAAAGTGTATCTGGAATGGCACCGGTAATAAGATAGATGTATATCATTATTGCGGTGAAGATGAAGACAGAGATACCAATAAGGATTAAGATTGTATCCATTGTTTTTCTTTTCATGGAGTTTCACCTTCAGAAGAAAGTAAAAGAAATGTGGTTATATTATAGAGAAGTGATTTAAAGCGCTTTTAATCTTATAAATCTTTGTACTTCTCCTATTTTTCTCCACTTTTTATTGAAAACTAATACTCTCTTTTAGGAGGATTAAATTTTAATGAGTGTTTTAAAAAGATATAACGGCACTACTTGGGAAATAGTCGGTCCAGAAATTACGTCCACTCGTTTCGATTCGATCGACGACATGATCGCGCCTGAGTATAGCCCGACTGAAACATATAATGTAGGCGACTACGTTGTACAAAGCGATCATTTATATAGATGTATAAGTACAATTGAGACTGCGGAAGAATGGACGCCAGAACACTGGACGGCAGCAAAAGTAGCCGATGAAGTTTCTGACTTAAATCGAGCATTAATGAAAGAAATTGTATCAACAAACTTTGCTGTTAATGGTGGAATACGTGCATCAACTGGTGAAGTTGTTTCTGGTTCTAATCGGCTGACAAGTGTTACTGCATTTTCTGGACAGGCATATTACTTCGTGAGGGCAATAAACGATTATTCGTTTTTCGTTTATGCTTGGGACGGCAACACATATTTAGGTTCATACCGAAATGGAGCATTTTCTCCAACTACAGGAGCAGAAAGTTTAACATCATTTCAGTTTATCAGATATCCTTCCTCATATCTATTTAAGTTAGTTGTAAAACGCCCGGGCGCCGAGACGATAGAGCTTTCCGAATCAAGTAATATTTTGTTTGTTGTTAATGCAATAAATCTTGACACTACATTAACGATATCAGGAGACGCGGCAGACGCAAAAGCTGTAGGAGATGCACTAGCATTAAAGGCAACAATTGCGGATGTTTTGAATTTTATGTATGCCGGGCGCGATTCATCGAGGGTAACCCCATTACCATTCGGGCACTACAGGACTAACGGGTTATCTGCTGTTGATTTCAGGGAGATGCCGCTGAACACATATATATACTCGACGTTCGCCATGATTAAAACCGGCTTGTCAGATACGGGAATGCCAGATAACGACTGGAGCGACAGCGATTATATATGTATGGTTCGCAATGCCGCTGGATTAGCAAATAGTAACGTGTCAATTATAACGCTATATAATTACACGAAAACGCGCATGCTGACGATGTTGTATTTTGCGACAGCATCGACGAATAAATTCCGCTGGATTACAACAGGCGTAGTCAACAATAACGAAATTGAATATGTTATCAATCAATATGCGAATGAGTATAATGTGGCAGCATCGCCGAGCATAACGACGGATACGAATAATTATTTGCAGCCAAATGGCAGCACAGACATGGCCACGGCCATAGTAACAATGCTCACACAGACGGGCGTGTGCAACCTTGCACCCGGTGACTTCTACGTTTCCGGCGTTGAAATGCCGAACGATACCATGATTCGTGGTAGCGGCTCAAAGACAAGGATTATTCTGCTCGATTCCGTTTCGGACGGGTATGCCGTCAAAATGGGGTCACGGTGCATTGTTGAAGATTGCTACATCCTGGGACAGACTTCATCTTATTCACCCACTTCGACAATCGGAACACGGCACGGAATTTTGTGGCAAGGCACGGCAACACCGGAAACGATCACTTCAGATAAGCCGCTCCGTGGCACGATTTCAAATTGCTATATCAGCAACTTCTCCGGTGGTGGCATCTATTGCCAAGGAACCGGAACGGGTATCAGTAATTGCCTCAACGTTGTTAATGTTTTCGTGAACAATTGCGCCGTTGGCGTTTACATTCCGCTTCTCAGCGAATTTAACAGATTCACGAACGTTGATTGCCGTGGGTGCTATTACGGGAGCATCAACAACGGGGGGAACAACGTTTTCACGAACTGCGGATTTTCCAAGAATATCGTTGGGATCATGATTGACAACTCAAACGGTCAATCAACGAACAGCGCACACGGAACATACAACGGATGTGTTTTCAACCATTCCGGGGCAAGTAATGACGGGGTGGCCTTGAAACTGTTGGGGATTACTGCCCGTGAGATTTTTACGGGATGCCAAATTTTCTTCGGTACGGTTGAGATTGAAAACAGTAAGGGCATTGTTATCAACGCCTGTAACTTTGGGAGCAATATTCCGATCAATATTACAGGCGGCAAAACGGTGCTTTTCACCGGGTGCGTTTTCTCCGATGCTCCGACTATCACGGTTGAGAGCAACACGGACACCCATTTCGTGAACTGCTACACCGGGGACGGGGTAGCAGTTGAACCGTGATTCTGATGTAAAGGACGTTTTAAAAAATAATCTTACAAAAATTTCTCCCGCAAAATTTCCAAATTTTTCTCCAATTTTATATAGCTCTTCTCCACTAGTTCTACTTAGTACTGTAAGGAAAAAGAGTTGAAATAAATGGCCCTTACACCCTAAACTGTTTAGCGGTTCAGTTTCTCGCTTTACACCCGCTTAAAATTATCAAAATTTTAAATAATCTATATCACAACTTTACTTAGTAGTGAAAGGAGTAGTAATGGCTGGATATAATACACCAAACTTAGGTTCTCTCCAACAACAGATCCAAGGACTTCAACAGCAATATCAAGCACTTACTGGACAAAATCAATTTATTCCTCAAGTTCCAGTACCTGTACAAGTCCCGGTTCCTATTCCTTCCCGGCAAGTTCAATATGTAGAAGGTATGCAAGGCGCGAAGCTCTACCAAGATAATCTTCCATCTAATAGTTCTGAAATAATTATGGATAAAGATGAAAACATCTTCTACATGGTTTCTAAAGATGCAAATGGAACACCTTCAAAACATATAACTCGCTGTCGTTTTGAAATAGACGAAACACCAGAAGAAGAGCCTACATTTTTAACTCGAAAAGACTTGGACGATTTCAAAGAAGAAATTCGTCAATTATTCGCAAGTCAATCTCAATCTCAAAAACAAGTAACACTTAGTTCTAATGCCCCAAAGAAGGGCTAAAAAGGAGAATATAATGAATAGTTTATTAGGTGGAATTGGAAATGCTTTTATGAATATGGCGCGCGGGCAATCTGCGATGCCAAAAATGGCGGCTACAGCTCAGCCGCAAATGCCTAATATTCTTATGCAAGCTATGGGCGCAGCACTTCGTGGAGAAGATCCACATACTTTTATGCAGAACCTTGCGGCTCAGCATCCACAGCTCAAGTAGTATGATCTATCGAATTTACAACAAACCGCGCAGTAGGTATGTCAACAAAATGGTGTTGATATGCAATCGGCCATTGATTAGATAGATAATATTACTTCTTCAATTACGTAATCACCATATAAGTAAAATCATGTAAGTAATATTATCTGATGAACTTATATGGATTTTACTTATGTGTTGAAATTTATATATATTCGGAGGAATACTTGAAATGAATGGTAATTCTACGAGTTCTTTCTTTGGATCTGACTGGCTCGGTGCCTTTCTGATCATTGCTGTTCTGTTTGGTGGTTTTGGTGGCTTTGGCTTTGGTGGCCGTGGATATGGCCCTGGCAATTATGCCACTCCAGAGTATGTGCAGAGTGTTGTTAATAATCAGTCTACTCAGACCGGTCTTCGTGATATCCTTCTGTCTTCTGCTAATAACAATTATGAGACTGCCCAACTCATTAACCAGCAGACCAACACCCTTCAGCAGCAGAATTATGCAAATCAGATTAACGTTGTTCAAGGCTTCAATGCTATCCAGCAAGCCATTTCGGCTCTCGGTTATCAGATGGATTCTTGCTGCTGCTCTATCAAGACTCAGATGCTCCAAGACAAGTACGAGCAGCTTGAAAATGCTTATCGTACCGCTCAAAATGATCTGTCTAATGCAGCACAGAGCCAGTATATTCTCAATGCGCTTGGCCGCTTCGTGGCATATCCACCGGCCGCAGCTACTATTGCTACTCAAGGCTAAGGACTTGTGTAGTAGAAAGCGGGTAAGAAATTACCCGCTATTTTTTATAAGGAGAGATAAAGATGAAAATTATTAAATGTTTAGAAGATTTTATTCATGAAGAGATTCATGATGGAGAGAAATATATTAAAAAGGCACTGGAGATTAGAGAAGAGTATCCAGAAGTGGCTGAAGTATTAAATATGCTAAGTGCGGAAGAGATGAAGCATATGCAGATGCTTCATAATGCGGTTGTGAAGATTATTGAGAATTATCGGAGGGAAAAGGGAGAACCGCCTGCTGCGATGATGGCAGTGTATGAGTATCTGCATGAGAAGTATATTGAAGAAGCAAAAGAAGTTAAAGTTTTACAGTAGATGTATATGGAGAAATAAGATTTAAAGAAGAATTGTGGTGCATATCCATGTCAAAAGACAGTGCTAAAGGAGATATGCAAGCGTCAGTTCGTGAGGGGGAGATTGACGCACTTAAAGAAAAATTTAAATTACTTCGACATATAAAAATAATACGTCAGACATATATGTCTGGCGTATTTTTACTACGTACTGGGCGGCCGGTCTATCGCTTGGCCGCATTCAACATATAAAATATAGGTAGAAAAGATAACTTTTCTACCTATTGAAGTAATTTAAATTTTTCTTTTAATGTGTGACTGTTGTAGACCAAGGACGAGCGCAGGCACTTATCCTATCTAACTGAGCCACAGTTTGTTCTGTTTTTCTGACTTAAAGCGTCCTTTAACTAAGCATCTCTCTGAACCATCTGTACGTAACGTCGAGCCCTTTTGCAATCGCGTACGGCGCGCAAGACGATTCATCGTATTCCTGTACCTCCAAAAGTGCAGACGCTTTAGGATCATATGCTTTTCCGAAAAACCATGCATATGATTCTTCTACGTTCTCTCGGGCGCAAATTTTTCCATGGAGCGTTGTATGATCGATCGTTGATGTATTGTAATAATCGACCGGATCTCCATTTGTCCACGTAGTGTTTGCGTACCAAATTTTTGCCAGTTCATCAATCATGACGTTGAATTGGCTGCGCGTAGAAATCTTTTCTGCGGTAAAATATCCGAGAGAATACGAGCAATTATGCAGGTCAATATAACAGTCTTTTGGATTATTGGCAAATCCATGAACTTGCATATAATCCGTGAGAGCTTTCGCTTCGCTTGCATATGTGGGGATAGTGAGCGTCGAATACGAGGGGTTGGTATTGTCGGTACATACACATTGCCTATTTGCATCATACAGTGGCAAATCTTCGTCTGGCACTTTCTGAGATCGGTCTGCATTATATGCCGCCGCAAGATAACGCCGATAATAGTCATAACTCCAGCGATCAAGGCATGGCACTATGCGATATTTTTTCCCTTTCAAAAATTCTGAATAAATTGTACCCGTCATAAATGCGCGTCTGAACATAGCATATAGGTTCCAGCAGGGGGATGCTTCTACGCCGTGGGTGCCCGCTGTTATATAGATAGTCGGGAGGTTGTCGTAAGTAATATCTACGTTGCTCCCATAAGTCAGCTTGGGGTGTATATAATACGCTTTTACGGGTTTATAGTTTGCGCCGCTCGTATCTATAGAATATCCAATTGTTTCTCCCGCATCAATATATTGTGGATATTTAGCCTGTAATGCGTCCCATAGCGCGTACACAACATCGCTCGATATTGTCCTAAACCCGCCAGGATGATCACCCCAAGCTGTCGAGTTGCCGATTGTCACGCCGATTTCGCCGAGCGACGCAATCATTTCATCGTTTTCTTCCGATGGGACGTGCAAAAGGAAATCGCTATTTTGCCACGCATATTGTTGTGCGATCGTCGGAATGTTTGTGATAGTGCGCCATTCGTCAAACCGACCGCTGTCAATCATGATGTGACGTAACCAGATTTCGGTATATCCGTTTGTAGCCAATACCTGATATACATGATTTGAGTTGTGTGTATTAAATACAGTCAGCAAACCGGTTGTATCAAATTGTTGCGGCTTGTTGAGCAAACTACGTCCAATAACAGTTGTTCCGATTCGCCATTGCCCCGGTTGGACATAATCGTTGAGATCGTCGCCAGATTCCACAGCGTCGTCTGTTATTGGGGACAAATTAAATCTGCTTGCGATCTCCTGTTGCAATGCGGTTATCGTACTTCCTTGTGTTATTTCCTGCCACTCTTTGAAGTAGGTTCCGTTGTAATAGCGCACATATATCCCAACGCTATTCATCAAGCCTGTAGCATTGGCTATATATATCTGCACACAAGTAGACTTCGACGATGTATTTGATACGATAAGTTTGCCGCTACGAGCCAGCGGCATATTAGCAACAGTGTTCGCTATTTCCTGTGTATTCACGGCATACTCACCGGGAGAAGTATAATCGTTAAAATCATCGTTGGCTGCGACGCTATCCTTTGGAACAATGGTCTTCAGTGCTGAATCGGCAACTTGTTCCACCAAACGTAGATCAGCCTCTATGTCCTCGTTGCTTTCAGCGGATAGCATAATTGGATTTACAGTCTCATCAACGGTATGACTGGAATTAACCCTAAGGAGTACGTTTATTGCCGTAGCGTTTTCCGGCAGTGAGAAAGTTCCGTCATTATAAAAATCATAATTACCGAGTGACGTACTTCCGTTGTATGGCGTAAATCTTAGCCGCACATTTGCGCTGCTGTACTGTACGTTATACGTTTTACCGGGGACAAATCCGGTTGGCAGCGGCACGGGGGCACCAACCGCACCAATCATGAAATTGAAGGCCGCTGAACTGGATGTGCTGCCCTGAACTCTACATTTTCCATCCGCATCCCACTCCCAAGTAATCCCTGATTGTGTATAATCAACGCCGCGCGGCAAAAGGTTAACTGAATTATATTGGATTAAGACGTTCTTTACATCACTTGTTTGGCGATTTAAGTTGCTTACATCATTTGCAAGCGCCACTTGTGTCCAATCATCTGGATCAAACGCCGGTGTAGCCACTCCACTATTATCAACTGCTTGAATACATCTATACAGATTATCATTATAAATACAATAATCCCCGACTGCATAAGTAGTTTTCGCCCCAAACAAATCACCAATCATATCGGTATCTGCTTCATTATCACGAACTCTTTGTAATTCTACTTCTAAAGTTGTTGCAGTAAAATGTGTCGCGTTCCATGCTGCTGCATTATGTGCAGTGGTACATCTATAAAGTGTTCTGGTAGTAATTCCATTCGCAGTAGTCGCGTAAAATACTAAATCTCCAACTCTATAGTCTACACTTGCGCTAAAGTCGCCAGTGATACACCCATGCTCAACTTTGCGACTATCAACCGCATTTAATGCAGTTTTGGTGCCGCCGCTCTGTACAGCATTTGTACTTCCTAAAGTTGGTGCGGCATCTACATTATAAATTGGACTGTTTTCATCATTATCAATCCATAAATCCCCTACTCGTGGATTGGCTGGAGCGCTCGCTTGACTTGGTGGAATATCGAGTTTTCTATCTAATTCTGCGCCCATATTTGTTTCTACAAAATGGGATGCATTCCATGCACCAGCCGCATGAGCAACTGTACATCTATATAATTTACCTTGGTAAGTGCAATAGTCCTTTACTTTGTAGGCGGTCGATGTATTAAACTCGACCGCCGTAAGTGGGACTCTTGCTGTTTCTTGACCTGGTAATGTTAAACTATGAAAAGTTTTCTCTGCCATTAAATAAGTCCTCCTTAAGCAAGACTAATGGTTAAATCACCGTTATCATTTAAAAAATTCAATTTATTTTGTTTTTGAATAATAGAATTATTAATTTTTAAACTACTCCAAGTTTTATTGTTCACTGTAGTACTATCATTAATAACTCCAGCATAGTCTGATGGAAATACAAAATCAAAGTAACATGTATCATCTACAATTCTAAGTGACACATTAAAAGCATTTCCTGAAGTAACATTACCTATAGCAAAGGTAGTGGCTTCAGCAGATACTCCACCAGTTGGCCCCATAATTGAATAAGTTGGCATCCATACTTCGCCGTTAGAACCATAGAATTTTAAATATCCATCTTGTGTAGTTTCAATATTAACAATATTTATACCACTTGGCCCTTGTGGTCCTTGTGGTCCTGTAGCTCCAGTGTCGCCTTTTGCACCAGTGTCACCCTTTGGTCCAGTTTGGCCAATGGCACCAGTAGCACCAGTATTTCCTCTTGGGATATCAAATTCAAAAATAAATTGTTTTTCTCTTGGCCTGTCTGCTTCTACTTCAGCATCAGTTGCCGTAATACGGACGGCCGCGTTTGTTCCAGGTTCAAGAGTGTTAACAGTTCTTACAGTGACATCATTAGAAATGCCAGTATAAATACCTCTAGGTATTCCCAGAGCGAAATCAAAGCTCTTCTATAAATTACTTACTTCTCCACTTGCCGCTTGTCCTGGTACATCACGGACTTGTACACTTGCTGTTGGATCTTCAGTATATGGAAGTGGAGTTACACTAATAGTAGCATGTGGTTTAACGGATGGTAAAGTAAAATCAAAATGATATTTATTATTATCATCATTATAATCAGCCGTTACCTAAGCCGGTTTACCAGGATCTGCTGTAATAACTGAACCAACAGACGCATTACCAAGAGCTTCCATATACCATTTTGCATTATTATGCCATGCCGGGTCTGCGAAAGATGCAGTAACTTGAATTAAGTCACCACGGACTGGTGTACCTGTAATTGTAAAGCCTAACGCGATCATGTCAACAATACGGTTATTGTATCCATATTCCCAGCCATTGGTAGTATAAGTAAATGTATATACAGTCACTTTATTAATAGTAGATGGATCTATATTATTTTTAAACGTTTCAAAGTTTAACGAAACATTAAGACCACTGGTATGGTAAATACTATAGGAATCTCCAAGTACATCTTCTGTACTTCTTTTTCCTTCGGCCCATGCTTGCGCGCTCTCGATAATACTACCAGCTTGGCCTACCATGTCGTAAAGATACCCGAATGCTTCTGACTCAAGCGCACCTTCAACAATATTTGGAGCGGCTTGAACATCAATTATAAAACTAACAGTACCAATACGTGTGGCGCCCGCCGTAAGAAGTATATCTGCGTAGCAACGACCAGAAGTCGATAAATCACTCGATGTAAAAGTGATTACTACTTTATGTTCGGATGGATATATATCTGCACTATTCCATCCAGCTTGCCCATTGGGCTTACGAATACGATAAGACGCCGTGGCCGTTTCGGGTATCTGAAAAGGTTCGCCATTCTCTAAAATTGTTGCTGTTAGAGTACGGCCAATATGATCACCCTACTTTGCACCAACGACAAGATAAGATGTATTCGTATTCAAATCTAGAGTTATGTCTTGATTATAGATCATGGCTTGCCCTTGAAATGAAATAATTAGTTCTTTCGAGATTAAGTTGGGGTAGGGTGAGGAGATTATAAAATTGGGGTAATTTATAGAATTCTTTAATTACCAAGTCATTACTCTAAACTTTTTCCAAACTTCTCTTACTTCTAAATATCAGATGACCAAAAGTCTGATAATAATCTAAAGGAGGTATTTTTATATGGAAAATACCGATTTTATTTTTGAACTCCCAGAAGATCTCTTCGATACGAAGCTTCCAAATAGCTTCTATTTAAAATATTATAATGACCTCAAAAATCGTATTATATGGATCAACGAAGAAATTACTGGTGATTTAACTCATGAGCTTACGCATTATATTATTCAATGGAATCGAGAAGACCGCAATATTTCGGAAATGGATCGCAAGCCAATAAAACTTCTCTTTGATAGCCCCGGTGGGGAATTAGATGCGCAAGCTGCAATATGTAGTATGATTGAACTTTCAAAAACACCAGTTATTGGTATAGCCATCGGTATGGTTGCTTCGGCCGCTTCTTATATATATCTTTCATGTCATGTGCGGCTGGCCCTAAAATCAAGCTACTTCATACTTCACAAAGGTAGTGCAAACCTTACTGGTGATTTTGACAATATAATGAACTCTATTGATGACTACAAAAAAGAAATTGATAAGTTAGTCAACTTTATAATAGAGAAAAGTACCTATACGAAAGAAGAAGTAGAAGAGCATATCAAGAAAGACTGGTATGTTAGAGCGCCGCAAGCTGAAGAAAAAGGTTTAGTTGATGAAATCATCACAGATATTAATGTTTTTCTTTGAGGTGAACTAAGTGTATACTGGCTATAAAGAGTTTGTTTACTCTAACAATGATATGTCAAACTTCTACACAGATCCAAGCTTATTGGCTTCTCAATTTAAAGAAAACGAATATCTTCTTATAAGTGATGCTGATGGTAAAGTAGTAGATAAATACTGTTTTCAAAACGGTCAATTTAGACAAGTTCGTTTTCCTATGATTACCAATAAGTATTCTAAACCCATTAAACCGCGCAATGACCATCAAGTTTTAGCATTAGATTTACTTCAAGATAGAACTTCTAAAGTGAAAATTTTGCGTGGTGTATACGGAAGTGGTAAAGACTTCCTTATGCTTAATCAAGCACTTGAATTTGTTGAGAGTGGCCTATTCGAGAAAATCGTCTATATTCGCCCCAACGTAACTGTCGCAAATGTTCCCGAAATTGGCTACTTAAAAGGAAGCGCCGAAGAAAAACTCGAATGGACTCTTGGCCCACTCTACGACAAGGTTGGCGGCAGAGATGGTATTCAACTTCTAATGGACAATGGACAATTAGAAATGGTTCCACTTCTCCATATACGCGGCCGCAGCTTTGACAACAGCATAATGTATGTATGTGAAGCACAAAATATCACAAGCGAAATTGCAAAGCTCATTATAAGCCGTGCTGGAGAGAATACCGAGATCTGGTTAAACTCTGATACACACCAGGTTGATCATAAAACCTATGAGAAAGATAATGGCATTACCAAAATGATTGATAAATTGAGTGGTAATAAATTATTTGGATATGTCTATCTACCAAAAACGGAGCGCGGGCCAGTTGCAGAATTGGCTACTCTGTTAGATGACTAAGTAGAGGGGCTTCTGCCCCTCTATTTTATAAAGGAGGAAGAAATGGCACAAGCAAAAGTGAATATACCATATCCTCACACAAGCATTGAAAACCCTATTGCTTATAACTGGGGTAATGACGATAGTTGGGCTGGGCAGTTTTGGGAAAGAAGGCGGCAAGCCGTTATTTCAAAACTAACTGGGTCAAGAGTTAATTATGATGATAATCTTTAGGATTTACGCATATTGGGCGAACGCATGAAGGCATTGGGTGAAGCCGAAAGATAGAAAGAATTGAATTTATTACGCCGCGCGCTCCCAGATTTTGATTTTTCAAATATAGATGAGAATCAATTGATTCAAAAATTGAATGAAGTAATACGTGGGAAGGAATAGTTTGAATTTGCTTTATAGAGAATTGAAGCGGCAATGAATCATGGTGGTACAATTGCAAAGACTACAAATGAACCATTCAAAGGTTTGGCGCCTTCTATGGCATCTGTTTTTCTTTCGTATTTAACTACAGAAATGGTAGCTGTCTTCAATTAGTTTGCATAGTAGTTAAATATTAATGATTCAGTTTCATAGTGGGATGTATATTTAGAATAGCATTTTAATGAAGCTGTAGATATTGCTATGCGAAAAATGTTAGAAGAATCACGTGTTGGTAAAGAAGTAGATAAGATCTATGGAGATGCCGATCAATGGCGCGCAATTGGTGAAGCATATAGAATGTTAAAACCATTTCAAGATTAGTTTAAATCCATGTTAAGATCAAAATTAAACTTAGATGAACTAAAAACTGCCTTTACTAATGGTGAAAATAGTGCTATATTAGCAAAAGCACAGCGTGGTAATAAACGAAGCGGTTTTAGCACATATTTACGAAAAAATTTGAAATGGGATAAGCGTACTGCAAGTATTGGTGGTTCTGTTGCTGAGTATTTAAATACATTGATTGCTAATATGGTTCCAAAAGGCGGCACTATAACGGATAAGGCCACTGTTGTAGTTGAAGGTGAAAAAGTACGTACTGATACTGTAGGTGTATATCAATTTACAGTTGAGGGTGAATTTGATGCCGCTGAATTAGCAAATGATTTAAATAATGTACTTACAAGCGCGGGCGGCCTATCGGATGCCGCAGAAGGATTGCGAAATTTCTATAACAGAAATTTGAGAAATTTAAACGATACGTTTATAATATATACCAGTACGAAAAACTACTCTTTAGGTAGTGGTTTTAGTGGTTTTCATAATGGTAGTAATCTTCCTCTTAGACGACTTCCAGAATATATTGATGCGGCCGGAATTAGTGCTGATGTAGGTCAAGATTTTGTTTATACTGCATATAATACACTTGAAAGTGCAGTGTTTGAAGATGAACGTGAAGATATAAGGTAGAATATCGTCAATATTTTAACAAGCGCCGCCGCAAAGTTAATGTTTGATGATTGGCAAACAATCGGTGTTCCTAATGTAGGTGCGCAATCGATCCATGTATTTGATTTGGATGGTATTTCTATTCCAGCGAGCTTACTATTTATTAGACTTGGAACTGCTATGATGACGGCGGTTAATGAAATGAAAACATGGGTATCTGTACGTGTTCACTTACCACATACTGTCTTGTATCACCCTGATGATTGGAAAACTTTTGGATCTACCAATGAAGACATTAAAAAGGGCATCTATCAAAAATGGGAAGAACAAGCAAAAATGGCGGAAAAGGAATCTGAATTTTCAGTGAAGTTTCTTTATAATTTTAAATCTTTGATGCGTTCTTTAATTAGCGGCGTTTCTATTTAAATTTGATTCTTTTAAAAAAATATAGTATAATAATTATAGAATAAAGAGTGATTGAATGAAGAAAATATAAGATGAACTATAAGGGAAGGAACAAGAAATGACAACTATAACGTATTTTAAGGACTGGGATTTCTATAGAGTATGGGAGAATGGAAAAGTAAGATATTGTACGCTTGAAGAAGTTTTGTATATACTATCTACTAAAGAAGGAACTAAGATATGAAGTATATGGTTACAGGGGATTGTCATTCTGTTTTCACACGTTTTGCCAATCTCCCCAAAGATGAAGAAATAGGTATGATAATTTTAGGAGATGCCGGTTTTAATTTCTACCTTAATAAAACTGATGCACGAAAGAAAAAAGAAGTTTCTGAAAACTATCCTAATATTACTTTTTATTGCGTACGCGGCAATCATGAAGCGCGGCCGCAAGATATTCCCAATATGAAACTCAAATATGATCCAGATGTGGATGGAATGATCTATATGGAAGATGAATATCCCAATATTCGATACTTCAAAGATTATGGCATTTATACAATTAATGGATATGATTGTGCTGTAATTGGTGGCGCTTATTCTGTTGATAAATACTGGCGTCTTATGCGTGCTGGCATCACTTCTAAACTCGATAAAGACTATTATAACCCAAAAAAGACCGGATGGTTTTGGAATGAGCAGTTGACTGCGGAAGAGATGGATCGAGCAGCCGCATTGTTCAAAGGGCAGCACTTTAGTTTTGTCTTTTCGCATACTTGCCCTTTTGAGTGGGAGCCAAACGATCTTTTTCTTTCACAAGTAGATCAAACCACTGTTGATAAGTCTATGGAATTTTGGATGGATAAAATCAAAAATACTTTTGAAGGGGAAGTATGGTTGTTCGCACACTTCCATGCTGATCGTATTGAGCGGCCGCACGTTGAAATGTATTATCATGATATGGAAGAACTCAATGAAATATATAATCGCTGGAAAAGATATGATGCTACCGGCGAACTTGAATGGCATTTGGTTAAAAGTCCGAATTTCTATATGACTTAATTTTGACTTTTTAATAAATCTATAGTATAATATATATAGAAAATGAGAAAGGGAGCTAAGAAATGAGAGATCCTAAACGTATTCCACGTATCCTTCATGAAATTCAACGTGTATGGGAAGCCTTTCCCGATTTGAGACTTGGACAACTTCTACTCGATGCTTATGATGATGCTCTTTATTATATCGAAGACGAAGATCTTGTACATGAACTACTAGAATTTGGATATAAATATGCAAAGGAGACCCTTGATGGCGAAAAGAGATAAAAACCGTTCGTATAATGAATGGGAAGACGATTGGAAAGATCCCGAAGAAGAGCAGAAGAAGAAACGTGAAAAAGAACGCCATGATCAGAGAACTCGTAAATATATGGCAGCAGATGATTGGGATGATATAGAATGAAGAGAGTCGGACCGGAAGATATTATCCAGATCAATGAAGCATATCTGGCATGTGGTACTTATAGTGGCGCGGCGGCAGCTACTGGATGGTCAGCTTCAACGGTAAAGAAATATGTTGATCCAAATTATAAAAGTCAACCAGTAATAACAGAAGATGAAGTTGATATTGAACTTCCACCGCTCTCTCAAGTTGCCGAATGGCTGCCGCCTTGGTATGATATTACTTGTTTGACGCCACAAGAAGAGAAAGAAATCAAACAGCTCTGGAAGGAGATGTTGGTGTGAAAACCTATTTTGAATTTCGTGAGACAAGTAATAATGGTTGGACTATTTGTCCAGTTCATAAAGAGTGGATTGGAGAAGATTTCTCAAAGCCGATAAAAGGTAGTTTTAATTTGTTAGCTTGTAGGGTGTCTGGACTTAGCTGGCCGCAATGGCTTCGGTATTGTCGTCAAAATGGTGCTTCTTTATATGGGAAGGGACATAAATATGTAGTGGCTGTATGGAGAGAACCGAATAAAGCTTTCCTTACAAAACTTAACCAGCGGGCTAATGACCTTGCGAAGATTATTGATTTTAAGGAGTTGAATCTATAATGGATAAGCAGATCTTTAAGAAGACTGGCGAAGAACTTCAAGAGTTTTTGAATTTTAGGAAGAGAGCCAATAGAGTACCAAGTAAGAAGGGTAAAGGTTCATATAATCGTAAAGATTTTAAGAAGGGAGAATAGGATGGATGTAAAGCTATGCCCGAGATGTAATAAGTTGCCAAATATTAAGGTGAAGCATAAACTTAGATATATGTGTGTTATGAGTTGTGGTACACTTGGGTGCAAGTTGTATTATCCCATTATTACACTTGGTTTTAATAAAGAGAAGACAATGAAGAAGGCGGCCGAGCGATGGAATGCTGCGGTTGATAGATATGATGATTTAGTTCTATAAAGGAGAGTGATGTAAATGTCCTTGAAGATTCTCTTCTTGGATGTTTAGCCCGAAAGGGCAAATAAGTAGATGGAGTATTAAATAATAATCGAACTCGTACTGTAACATTCGATGGATGGCGTTTTGTTGATGATTATCTAGTTGAACGTTTAAAACAAATAATTGATGCCACGGGCGCCAAGATCGTATTAAGTTCTACATGGCGGGATGGTTGGAATAGAGAAGATGAGTCTAAGAATGAACCATTCTTTAACCAGCTCAGAGATAAACTCAAAGAGTATGGAATGGAAATTTGGGATGCTCTTCCAATACCTGTGCGGTCAAGTCGTGGCATTGCTATTAATGAATGGTTTAAATTACATAAAGATTTAAGTATCGAATCTTTTGTAATTTTAGATGATTGGTATGACATGGGTATATATAGAGATTATCTTATTCAAACAAATGGCGGTATTGGCCTCACCGATGAAGATGTACAAGAAGCTATTAATATGCTTAATTAACAGGTGGTATAGAATGACTATTATTGTTGAAGGCGATTTAAATCGTCTTAAAGAAATTAAACGATTTAATTGCCGTAAGTGTGGTTGTATTTTTGATGCTGAAAAAGAAGAGTATAAAGTATCAAGCCAGTATAACGAAGAATATTATTCGTGTATCTGTCCAACTTGCGGCAATAATGTGTATATTCCGCACTAAAGTAAAAATTTGATTTTTTCTGAATTTTAGTGTATACTATATATAGAAAATGAGAAAGGGGGATAAATAAAATGTACGATGATTTTGATACCATGCAGCAAATTGAAGAAATTATTCCCGATGAATATGATGATTGGTGTCGTTGGGTATATGGTGGTGCTTATCGAGAAGAAGAAGATTAAATGAAAGAATTTTTATTTAAAGTTTCAACTTATCATTATGTTGCTGCTGAAAATCTTGATGAAGCATATGAGAAATTAGAAACAGAAATTATAAACGAATATGATCATGTTGTAGATGTTGAAACACTTGATGAATATGAACTATAAGATTTAAAATAAGACATATATTGGTTTGGTGTAGTGGAGATGCACGGCCTTCGCAAAGGGCAGGGATTAGTTCGATTCTAATAACTGATAAAAATCCTGAGTCACAAGGAAGTAAAAGATATGTAGACGGTCGCTAGTGTGTAGAATTCTAGATGCGGTGTCACAAGCATAAATACCACACAACGAATTGATGGTTGTTTTAAGTAGTTTTTCTTCCTCGATATGAAAAAGGTCAAAGTTTAAGCGGCCAGCAACTGTCGCTATAAAAATAAGTTAATAAGCCAAAGATGAAGTAAGATGTTGGTTCGAATCCAATTCTGCCGAAAAGTGGCAGGTAGTTTAATTGGTAAAACGGCGAAGAATCTCAATTGGTGTCTCACACAATCCTTGTGGCGAGACAAGTGTGATAAGTCCAGTTACGGCGGTAGAGAAAGATACGCCACATCTATGCTCTACTTAAAAGGACGTGTAGGGTACCTCCACGTTGGTGCGTCTGGACGGAATTAGGAGCGCAAACTAATAAACCGAGAACTAACACCCGAGATAGTAAAAGCATAATATAGCGTAAAAGCTTATTCATTCCTCTTCAAGTATAGAAGGCGGATACATTATCCGATACAACAGTACCTGGACGTGCACATAGAATTTCGGCCATAATCGAGATGGAGGGAGCCGTGGAAGCGAATGAAGCTATCGAATTGATGTACTGGGGTGACGGGCAGTATAATCACACCGTCAATATGCTCGGTTCGAATAATAGGTCTAGTTCACGAGGCCTTCAATCTCGTAATAGAAGTTCGAGTCTCCTACCGAGTACCATAAAATGGAAATATAAGGAAATAGATATGGCGGGTGGGAGGTTAGTATTTCAACCAGCCTCATAAGCTGGGTAAACCGACTGCAATTGTCGAGACCCGCAACCAGTTACCATTTATTTCAACTCCTTTCTTTGATAAGACTCACCTACGGGGAACCATCTCACTATTACTGACCAAAAGGTAATGGCGGCGGAGATGGCTGTGAGAAAATACGCTACCCTTTTTATTTAATTGGTAATTTAAAAGGCACATGCAGCAATTTTAGTGGGTAATCGCAAACCTTTTCGTGTCTTGTTTTTCTCTATATTCAAACGATGGCTTCTGAATTCCGAGGTCCACCACTGCGTATCGAACGGTCAAAAAGCGCGGGAACTCCAGGGAAAGAACTCTGCGGATACGGGTTGTGCCGTGCAAGTTACCTCCTCAAGAGAAGGAAGACTATTTTCCTTAGTAGTCTTCCTTCTTTCTTTTTATTTTGACTTTTTAGAAAATTTTTGGTATAATATATATAGAAAATAAGAAAGGGATAAATAAAATGAAGGTTTATTTGCTCATTCAAGACCAAGCTCTATGCGTACAAGGGTATGAAGTAGGCATAGAAAGCTATGTTTGCGGGGTATACTCCACGCGTCAGAAAGCAGCTAAGGCAATGTACGAAAAAGACGATGACCCTTATGTGGATTATCACATTATTGAGAAAGAGGTCGTATAAATGACTCTTGTGGATATTAAAGATTTGAGGCTAAAAACTGGATGTTCTTTGGGGGATGCTCGCGAAGCAATTAAATATGCAGAAGAGCATGAAGAATGTACTCCTTTAGGATATTTAAAAGCTAAATACTTTGCTGTTAAAATTGAGCCTTTTGAGAGAAAAGTGAGGTTGTTTTCAAAATGAATTATGTTATAAGTGAAGAAAGGCTTAGAGAACTTCTTGAGGAAGAGGCTCGTTATATTGCTCTTGAAAATGGTGGAGTAGATAATTGGGAGTGGTATGGTGCATCAATTCAAGAATATCTTAGTTTGTGTGAAGTAAATTCTATTTTTGAAATAGCAAAAGAAAGGATGAATGAATTTGAAGCTCTGGATTGATGACGTGCGCCGGCCGCCTTCTACGGATTGGATTTGGATTAAAACAGTTAAAATGGCTAAATCTGTTATTTGGTACTATGAGCATCAATATCAGGATGATACTATTACGATTGACCTTGATCATGATGCCGGCGACTTTACCAAGGACGGTGGCGACTATATTGAGATTCTGAATTGGCTTGAACGCGAAGGCATTGTTGATACTGGGTACTTTTTTCATATTCATTCTATGAATGTAGTTGGAGTTCAAAATATGCGCGCGATTATTCAGCGTAATGGATGGAGAGAGATCTAAAGAGAACGCTTAATGTGTTCTCTTTTTATTTTATATTTGATTTTTTAGAAAATTTATGCTATAATGTATATAGAAAATAAGAAAGGGGATAATAAAATGGCTTGGGAAAAGATGGCACATTTGATTGAAGTAAATTATGGTGGTCATGTTGATTGGGATGAAGAGTTTTTTGAGTGTCCCGAGTGCGGTGAGCCTATCTATAAATGTGATTGGCAAGAAGAAGACTATTTTATGGGACATCCGTATTATGGTACATTTTATTGTCCGGTTTGTGAGAGTGTGATTGATTAAATGAAACATTATACAATTGAATTTGGTGAAGGGGCTTAAGTATGGCTGTGTACTTTAAAGGCATGGAGATGCCGAAGCGTTGTAGTGAATGCTTTTTCGCAAAGCTAAGCCCGACAGGAGAAAGCCTTATCTGTGACCGTATATTATCAAAAGTCCCATGGGATGAAAGGCCGTTTGATTGTCCTTTCAGCGAAGTTCAAGAACCACATGGGCGGCTGATTGATGCAGATGCACTACCAATAAGTACGGCTGTATCACTTGATGGGAAGCCCTATCAATATGTTCACATCGATAATATTAAAGCTGCTCCAACTATTATTTCAGCAAGTAAAGAGGGCGAGTGATGGAGCAGTTTTGTGGATGCTGGATGACTTATCCTAGATGCAAGGAAGATTGCTATTGGTATGAAGAATGGCAAGACATGGGAGCTCACATTCCATACTGTCGGTGTAAGAAAAGTGATTTTATTGAGCCAAAAGATTGTGAGAATTGTGAGCAATATCACAGCAAGTACAAACCTACAAACGCCGACCGCATCCGCGCCATGAGCGACGAGGAACTGGCTGGGTGGCTTGCAGATCATCCCGTAGTTTCGGAGTATGACGAAAACAATCCGCAACATAAAGCGTGGCTCGACTGGCTGAAAGAGGAGGCTGAGTAATGACTAATGCCGACAAGATCAAGCAAATGAGCTTCGTTGAACTTACACAATTCCTTGCAGAAAATTTCGATTGCGAATGTTGCCCTGCGAAAGTCGGGGATGATTGCCAATACTGTCTGCAAGCAGTTGCAGATTGGCTAAAGCAAGAAATAGATTAAATTTTAAGGAGGGCTGCGGCGTGTCTCGTTCATATAAAAAGCATCCATATTGTACTGATGGTCATCGCCGCAGTACGAAGGAAACAAAACAGATTGCTAATCGTTGCGTGCGCCGCCGCAACAAACGGATAACTCTTGGATATTTAACAAGAGAATCACGGTATAGAGACATTTTAACTCTTGATGGTATGTCATATAAGAAATTTTGGTGTTCTTGGGATATTCATGATTATATTAGTCGTTGGACTAAAGCAGAAGCAATCCATGAATGGGAGCATCCACATTGGCAATATTGGGAATATAGAGATGAATGGTGGCATACTTGGGAAGAATATAAGACAAAAGAAGAAATGGAACAGTATTGGGCTAAGTGGTATAGGAGAAAGTAATGAAATTTGTATCTGATATAAAATATTGTCCAAAATGTGGTAGGCCTATGCATTTTACTAATATTGGTACTTTTTATTATTGGATTTGTTTTATATGTATGGTGGAAGAGGATGAAAAATGATTGAAGGGCTTTATAAATGTTTTGAACATTGGCATAGAGAGGGTACGGTTTGGCTTTACAGTGACACCCATTTTAATGAAGATAGCGATATTCGTGTGGCATTTCCAAATCGCCCTTCTGCCGAAGAACAAATCAAACTAATTAATTCTAAGGTCGGCCGCAAGGATCATCTAATTCTTCTTGGAGATGTTGGAGACATTGAGTGCGCGCGAAAGCTCAGAGGACATAAGATTCTTATTAAGGGGAACCATGATAGTGGTCTTTCTAATTATGAAGATGTATTTGAAGAAGTATATGGCGGCCCGCTCATGATTGGAGAACGTATTATTTTGTCTCATGAGCCGCTGGCCATTAGCTGGGCTTTTAATATTCATGGGCATACTCATATGAGTACCTTTGATCGCCCTGGTCATCTTTGTGTATGTAGTGATGTAATTCATTATATGCCTGTAAACTTTAATCAGTTTGTAAAGAGCGGCCGGCTCAAAGAAGTTATGTCACTGCATCGTTCTACGATTGATAAAGCAACAGAAAGAAAGCAGAAAAGGAGTAAGTAATATGGAACAAAGAATTGTGCGCCCAAATATGGCAGAACATTATTTTTTTTATAATATGAGTTTTCCTCCTTATCGGCAATTTATGCTAGTACCCGTCGGTAGTTGGAATTATAATTGTGCAGATGAACATAGTGATGTAGATACTAAAGCAATCTTTGTTCCTTCTATTTATAATGTGATTGAAGATAAATGTGAATCATATACTCATTTTCTTCAAAATGAAGAACATATTAGTTGCCATGATATTCGCAATTATATGAAAAGTCTTGTTAAAGGGAATCCACAGTTTTTGGAAACTCTTTTTTCTAAATGGGGAGATTTAAATACTGGGTATTATGGAGAAGAAATTCACAATTTAATGTATATACGTGAAGATATTGCACGTTGTAATCCAAATAATACTATGCGTGCACTTCTTGGTATGGCTGACCGCAACTATAAACTTTGTATGTCGCGGAGTGAAGAAGATCATCTTGGTAAATGGGTTTATCAACTTGTGCGCATTGAAGAGTGTATGAATAAGTATTGCCAAGGTAGAAGTTTTGAAGAATGTCTTCATACGGATAAACGTGATTTTTTACTTTCGTTAAAAAATAATGAATATAATAAAGAAGTATTAACTGCTAATGCAGAAGCTTTTATTATGCTTTGTCATAGTCATTATGATAGTTTTATCTTTATGAATAATAAAGAAGATAAATGGACTCAATATAAAGTAGAACAAATTGTAATGCAAGTGATGCGGAAATCCATTGAAAAATTTGATAAGTAAGTAATTTTATAGTATAATATATATAGAAAATAAGAAAGGGAGTAATAATAATGGAAAGAATGTTTTGCAAAGATGCTAATGCAATTGTTGCAGTTTATAAATTTGATATGGCATCTGGCATGGCTCTTATTTACAATCCTTGGCTTGCTGAAAAACAGAATGGCAATGGATGGAAACAAGTGAAAATTTCTAAACTTATTCCTTTTGATCTTGAAAAAGAAGAGCTTCCTGAAAAATTTAGAAAGGAGTAATTAAATGCTTAATAAGGATAATCAGAGAGAACTTTGTTATGTAGTGACTATTGATGAAATTCGTCCTATTCCTAATTATGATCGTGTCGAGCATGCTCGTGTTGGTGGTTGGTGGGTGATTGTTCAGAAGGGTCAGTTTAACGTTGGCGATCCCGCGATTTATTTTGAGATTGACTCCAAGGTTCCGTCTGATAAGGAATGTTTTGCATTTCTTGAGAAGCGGAACTATAAGGTAAAAACGCTTCGTATGTGTAAGGTTATAAGCCAAGGGCTTCTTATGCACGCTGAAGATTTCGAATGGACTATTAATGAGTGGGGCGATGCGATTGTTGATGAAAAAGGCGATCGTCATTATCCCATAGATGAGTCTCGTTTCCTTACCGAAAAACTTGGTGTAACTTATGCTGACGACGAAGATAATAAACGCAAAGCTCCTTCTGTAGATAAGTATAAAAAGATGGCTCAGCGGCATCCTAATATCTTTAAGAAGAAGTGGGCGCGCTGGCTGATGAAGCGTGAGTGGGGCCGGAAGTTGATGTTTGTATTCTTCGGTAAGAAGAAAGACAAAAAGAACGGCTGGCCTAGTTATATTGCACAAAAAACTGATGTTGAGAGAATCCAGAATTGTATATTTTTACTAAAAGATAAACAGCCTTATGTCGCCAGCGAAAAAGTCGACGGATCGAGCTTCTCCGCTATGGCTGAACGTGGAAAATTTAATAAGATTAAATATTATGTCTGTTCTCGTAATGTAGTCTTTGATACTCCTGATGCTCCTTGCTTCTATGATAGTAATATTTATTTTGAAGCTTGGAATAAGTATAATCTGAAAGAAATTATTACCAATATTCTTAATGATTATAATCTTCCTAATGTTGCTATTCAAGCAGAGATTTATGGTGATGGAATTCAGAAGCGCAATTATTCTCTTCATAATGGAGAGCATCATATGGCAGTATTTCATATTGTTTCTAATGGTGTAAAGTTCCCTATGGATAAAACTGTAGAGATCTGTGAGAAATATGGACTTCCTCATGTTCCTATTGTAGATGACAATTATATTCTTCCTGATACTATTGATGAACTTCAGACATATGTTGAAAACGCGCAGTCAATGATTGATGGAAAACCGCGCGAAGGCATTGTTTTTTATGATAAGGAAACTGGTCAGCAATACTTTAAGTTTGTGTCTCCAGATTTTCTTCTTAAATTTCATTAATTTTCTATACTCTCTTAATCCAAAGATTACTTTATTTGGAAGATTAAGAGAGTATTTAAAATGGAGAGAAAATTATGGGAAGTTTTATTGATTTAACTGGGAAAAATTTTGGTAGACTAACTGTAATAGAACGAATATATAAAAAAGGCAATGAATGGTATTGGAAGTGTTAGTGTTAGTGTGGAAATATATGTGAAGTTAGAGGAGTATCATTAAGAGAAGGTGCAACAAAATCATGTGGATGCCTAAAGAAAGAAAAAGACAGATAGCCGAAAGGAAATGTAAAAGATGAAATTGGTAATAAATATGGACATTTAACTGTTATTGCACGCGCTGGAAGTAGTGGTGGACAAGCAATTTGGGAATGCGAATGTGATTGTGATGCAAAAACTCATATATTTGTATTAGGTAATAATTTAAGGCGTGGTCATACTCAATCATGCGGATGTGATAGACGTTCTCACGGAGAAAAGAAAGTAGAACAGTTATTGAAAGAAAATAATATTTCTTATATCCAAGAGTATAAAGCTTTTAAATTCTCATCAGGAATGTGGGCAAGATTTGATTTTTATGTAAATGATCAATATATTATAGAATATGATGGGGAAACACATTATCAAAGTAATAAACATGGTTGGCATAATGAAGAGCATTTATAGAAAACACAAGAACGTGATATAATTAAAAATCAATGGTGTAAGGATAATAATATTCCATTAATTAGAATTCCTTACACTCACTTTGATGAATTATGTATAGATGATTTAATATTGGGGACTAGTAAGTTTGTGGTAAATGGGTAATTATCAGATATTCTGCGGTTGTTTCTGGATTGGAATAGTCATAATGGCAATTGTATATAAGGATGGAGAAAAGTAATTTGACTTTTCTCCATTTTTATATTATAATATATATAGAAAGTATGAAAGGGGATCTATAAAATGACCGTTTATGAAAAGATTGATCGTGTTCTGAAACAGCATGAAAGCTATAAGTATTGTGAGCGATCATTGGATTCTATTGCTGACTATATTGACTGGGCATGGAAGTGGCGAAAAATTAGTAGAGAAGAAATGGAGAACGCTGCGGATAGAGTTTGTGAGTTGTATGCGCGAGAATTAAAGAAGGAAAGGATTTAAGATTTGATGGATAATAAAACTCTTTGGATTATGTGCGGGCCGCCAGCTTCGGGGAAAAGTTTTTATGCCACTCATACGTTACAGTGCGGCGCTGGCTGGAGTTATGTTTCGCGTGATATAATTCGATTCTCTATTGTGGGAGAAGAAGAAGAATATTTTTCACATGAAAAAGAAGTGTTTGATACTTTTGTTGAAAATATTGTAGCCAGGCTTAATACTGAAGGTATTTATAACGTTATTGCTGATGCTACTCATTTGAATTGGGTTTCTCGTAGAAAACTTATTAAAGCAGTAGAATATTATCTTGGTTTTGGTTTTCGAGATTTGAATATTATCCCGGTCTTTATGAATACTCCTATTGAAGTAATTGAAGAAAGAAATTCAAAACGGACTGGCCGCGAACGCGTACCAAGTAAAGTGTTGAGAGACATGAATTTTAATTATGAAGATCCCAAAACTGATCCTTATAATTATAATGGAATATTGTATGTAAATTATTATGGAAGTGTATAATGATATATCTAACTTCTGATTTTCATTTTGGTCATGACCGCGAGTTTATTTATGGTCCACGTGGATATAGTAATATATATGAAGAAGCAGAAGATCTAATTCAGAAATTTAATAGTGTTGTAACGTGGGAAGATACAGTCTATATTCTTGGTGATTGTATGCTGAATAATGATGAATTTGGACTAAAGTGTCTGCGACGGCTCAATGGATTTAAATATCTTATTGTAGGTAATCATGATACAATTGCACGAGTAATGAAGTACCAAGATAGTGGTATCTTTACGTCTATCGATTACGGCGGCCGCCTACATTATAATAACTGGACGTATCTACTTTCACATTATCCGCAGATCACAGAAAATTATCAAGATCGTCATAAGGTTATAAGTCTTTGCGGCCATTCCCATACAAAAGATCCTTTTCTTCATTGGGATAATGGACTTATTTATCATGTTGAAGTAGATGCACATGATGGCTACCCAGTAAGTATAGACCAAATTGAAAGTGATATACGGAAGAAACTTAATATTTGATTTTCTTTTAATTTTATAGTATAATATATATAGAAAATGAGAAAGGAGAAAATCAAATGTCTTTTAAGTCTGAAGTTGTACAGTGGCTGTGTGATAATGGATTTTCAAATCTTGGCGTTGAATTGAATAGTGATTTTTGTTATTCAACTGGTGAAGATATTGATTTTAATTATGTTGGTGAATGTGTAATTAAAGTTGGTATAGATCACTTTGATGAAATTGATAAGTGGTTTGAGCAGTTTCTGTATGAATATGGACTTGAATGGATGGATTTGGGACGAGTTCTTCCTTTTATTCATGAACTTGGACATCATAATACTGTCTATAATTTTAGTCATCTTGAACGTCTGATGTTATATTATAGCAAATTTGGGATTTTCTTTAATGAAGGTGTGACTATTGAAGAAATGTTTAAGTATTGGGAAATGCCAGATGAATTTGCAGCTAACGTATGGGCAGTAAATTTTATTAATAAGAATATTTCAGAAGTAGAGCGGCTGGTTAATATATTTTTGAAATATCAGATGATGTAAGGGGTGAAAAAGATGTTGCGGGATAAGAGAAGTGTTACTAATCGTAAGAAGTATCAAAGAGAAGTAAATAAAGTTGTAAGGAAATGGAATCAGTCTATTAAGAATGATTGGCTTTGGGCTGGCCGGTTTGTACTTCGTTAGCGCGCGGCATATTTTTGGCCCTTTGAAGATAAGAGTGGTGCAGAATTTAGCGTTTGGTTGGAATTTACTGATACTAAAACGGGTGCGAAAGAGATTAAGAATTTTCACAATTATAATCTTGAGTGGCATCTTGGTGAATGGCTGAACCGTTGTATTATTGAGTATTGGAAGGTATGGGACGAAAAGCCGAATCCGAATGAACAAGCGCGGGCGGCTGGCAGAAAACCAGAGGAGGTGTGGTAAATGGGTCTGGATAATGGTGTGATTGTACGTGGTGTAAAACGTAAAGATTTACCGCGGTTTATTAAATATCCTTTTGAAAAAGATTATAACGATGGTGTAGAAGTATGTTATTGGCGGAAGTGCTGGGGACTCCGTAACTGGTTTTTACAATTTGCTTTTCCTAATAGGCCAGCAAATGAGTGGGAATTTAAATGTGGAGTGGAAGAAATTACTTATCTTTGGCGTATTGTTATCCATTATTTAAAGAATCCCGAAGATTGGGACAATTCAATTTGGGATTTCAACGAGATCAAATCAACCCTTAAAGAGCAGAAGTGGAATCTTTTTTGGCTTAGAATCTGGATGAAACGACATCCAGATGTAGAGGTGATATTCTATGACAGCTATTAAAATACCGATGCTGTTTAAGTATACAGTGGATTATTTTGATAATGATTTAGACGAACCAGCAACCGAATCTGGTATAGTTGCGGCGCTTTCTTATGGCTCGGCCGCTGATTATGTAGTACATCTATATGGTTCTGATAATGTTGTTGGAATTGAACTCTATGAAACTATAATCTGTTTGAGTAAAGATGACTTAAAAGAGATATTCAAATAAAAATTTGATTTTCTTTTAATTTTATATTATAATATATATAGAAAGTGAGAGAGAAAAGATGCATTAAATGTCTCTTTTTTCTCCGAGTCGAGACACCCAATGGCCCTCGGTATTAAAACAGGGAGTTGACTTTTCAGATGGTCTGATATACACTTGAGTGGTTTCAACAAGGTAAACCAAATAGATCGTATATCCGCATCGTTTAAGGTAGGTTTAATCTGCGATAGTGATGGTAAAACCTCCAACTTTGCAAAGCGGTTTCGCTTGACCGCCCTGCGGGGAAATAAGATACAAATTTATAAAAGGCTTGAAAACCTGGCGGGACACCGCGAAGAGTTCCGTTCTTGTTGTCCGATGACAGACACTTGTCGAATAATAAAAAAAATTTAGAGTCATACAAAGAGGAATGCTGTGAGACGTGAGGGGATGCCTGAAGTAGACGAAACAGTATGTGTACAGCCTCCGAGAAGTTGGGCACGAGACTTCTAATATGTACAGTATAAACAAGTGAAAGCGACTTAATAGAAGCAACAACACTCTATTAAGTGTCCACAAAGGAAGGTGGTTTGTTTAACAGTAGGGGAGTTGTCCCTGGCCGATCTCTAAAAGTTCTCACAGGTCCAAGTTGAAATGAGAAGAGTTTTGATATAGGACATATGGACCTACGGTCGGTATGGAGACGACAAACCCATGCGAATCCGCACAAAACAAAACTTGCGGGAGGCGAGAGTAGGTTAAGTTGGCGGTTATACACCTACTATTTTTTAATTACGCTATAAAGAAACGCCCCGAGGCCAGAGGAAGTAGCGCCCCTTAGTCGATTATAGAAACGGGTGAGGTATCCTGACACGACCAGGCTCTGCATTGTCTTTATAGTCTAATTAATTAAGAAGAATATAAAGATTTAGGTGCTCAAATGCTGTAATTAGTAGGTAGTTTTGAAATACACGGTTTGGTAGCTACAAGCCTCCTATTAAGAAGAATGAGTTAAATGGAGTTTGAAGAACAGCCTTATAAAATGGCGGTAGGCAAGCACAAAAAGCCGTGAAGAAAATAATGCTCAGGAAAAGGACACGAGGAGAGAGAACTCCCGAATGTCTACGATATGAAGCGCGAGTAGATGTACAATAACATCTGTGCAACCTTGATGAGATGCGTGTGATTGAGTTGGTGCTGGGTTGAGACCGACTGACGACTGCACACCCGCCATTTATATACCCCAGCAGCTCAGTTGGTTTGAGCGTCCGACTTATAATCGGGTGATCGTTGGTTCGAATCCAACTTGGGGTACCATAAAGACAGTATTACAGCAAATTTGTTTTCTGAACAAGTTATTAGAATTGATCTTGTTTTGCTTGAGATCTTTTAAGTGGCTGAGTTTATAGTGGTTCTAATTTTCAAAGCCTACCGGTTCAACGGTGTTAAAAAGGAACTTACTGTCTTGTATATGGCTCCGTAGTTCAGCAACGAAGAATACCTGACTGTGTAAGAATATTTTTGAATAGGTTGATAAAATGAACACCTCTCAACTAGGAAACATTGGAGAAGTACGTGTTTTAAGTGAATTTGTAAAATTAGGAATACCTTGTTATTTACCTTATGGTGATGGTAATAAATGCGATTTAATTGCAGATTTTAATGGAAAACTTAATAAAATTCAAATTAAAACTACAGAAAAATTAAATATTAATGGAGCGATGGAGTGGAAAGTTACCAGACAAGAAGGATTTCATGGAAATCGTGTCCAATATAATAAAGAAGATATAGACTATTTCGCTTTTTATTGTATAGAAACTGATATAGTTTGTTTAGTTCCATTTGATGAAAATTTTCCTAGTACAACTTTATCAATTCGTATGGATAATTATGTTGGTAATAGATTAAAAACCATGCGATTTGTAAAAGATTATCAAATTAGTAATTTTATTAATTCATAAGGTCATACCTTATTTCTTACACCACACTCAGGAGGTCGTGGGAGCAAAGCCCACCGGAGTCGCCAACTGAGGAGAGTAAGCGCTCGAATTGACGAGCTACTACACACGACAGGGTCAGTTGTGATTCTCCGCATAGGAGTAGTTGCCCTATGTACCTATATAAATAGCAACTGATTTTTTGGGGAATGGGACTGCTTGGAGTGGTCATCCGCCTTGCACGCGGAAAAACAGATGGGGTCGGTGCCCATATTCTCCACCATAGAGATACATACAGCAATTATAAAATGGTTAAAGAAATGTTCTGCTAAAACGTTATCGAAAAGGTTCAAATCCTTTAAATTTCTGTATCTCGTATTAAAAATATATTGCTCAGTAGCTCAGAGGCAGAGCGCACGCCTGTTAAGCGTGATGTCGAGATATCGTAATTCTCCTGGGCAGCCATAAAGACGTATACAGCAAAATCTTCTTTAAGAAGGATATGGGTTCGATTCCCATAATTGGAGTGCTCCAATTTAGCCAAACGGTAAGGCAACAGTCTGATAACTGTGAATAAAATCTTATATACGTCTTGTTAATATGCGGGCGTGGTGGAATAGGTAGACACCACAGACGCTAGTGTCCAGTGACAATTAGCTGGGGCAGCACCAGTGTCTAGCACCATTAAAATCTGTTGGGTTTTAGCCCGTGCCGGTTCAAGTCCGGCCGCCCGCACCAAAATAAAAGGAGAATAAAATGACAATTCATAGATGCGATTTGTGTGGAAAAGAAGTTGGCGTATGGTTTAGTATCACTGCTAAAATAGATTCTACTTATCAAGCGACAAATGTTTATGATTTACTAAAATATCAAGGTAATTATGATATTTGTAGTAAATGTTTTAAGAGTTTGATTGATGAAAGAGTTAAATAAGCGCCACTAGTTCAGAAGTAGAACACTTGCCTTTTAAGCAAGGAGTGCGGGGAGCATTACCCCGGTGGCGCACCAGGTAGGTCGTGCAACTATTGTGTACGTAGGCGAACGATACGGCATAAATGGTAAAATGGAGTTCGAATGACGCACGATAAATCCCCTACCACCATTTGCCGTCGTACCCTAATGGTAAGGGCCTGGCCTTGAAAGCCATGAGTAGGTGAAAGTCTATCGGGGTTCGAATCCTCGCGGCGGCGCCATTTAAATAAGCCGGAGTCCCATAGTGGTCAATTGGAACGGTTTTGTTTACTGAATTTATTTATTATGGATTTATTAAGTTCTAAGCAAAAAGGGAATTTAACTGAGCTACAATGTATTACTAGCTTTTATGAATTAGGGTATACTGTGTCAATTCCTTATGGAGAAAATTCCCGTTATGATTTTATTGCGGATATTCATGGAAAATTAATTAAAGTTCAAGTTAAAACTTCTTCTGAGAAAGATGAAGGAAAAACTTTTGAATTTTCTTGTCGAAGCACTAGAGTAAACGCTCAAGGCAATATTTCTAGGCAATATACAGCAGATGAAATTGATTATTTCTGTACTTATTTTAAAAATTAGTGCTATTTAATACCTATTTCGGAATGTTCTAGATCTAAAAAACTTAGATTAGAAGCTCCTATTAATAATCAAAAGGTGGGGATTAATATGGCAAAAGATTATGAATTAATAACCCAACTTAATAAATTAAAAGGATAAACATTGGTAAACAAAGCCGTCGCGCAAGCTTCGTGAGTTCGAATCTCACTTCCGGCTCCATATGCGGACGTGGTGTAATTGGTAACACAACAATCTCCAAAATTGTTAGATTTAGGTTCGAGTCCTAACGGTCGTGCCATAAGAGTTAGTGTAAATGATATACGAAAAAAGAAGTCGCGAATCTTTACCAGTATATCAGTATTGAGGACTATCGCGCGAAAGTCTGACTATATGTAAGCACGCCCCATGTGGATTGGGGTAGAGCAGTAGAAATCTGGCACTCTTAACCAAGTAAGTGAGGAATAAGTAATTAGCTATAATTACTACTAGTTAAATTATGCGTAAAAGGATTAGCCTTTCCAGAAAAGTTTGTGCCTGCGCAAATGTAATGGTACTGGTTCCGATGCCACAGATCATGGTGCATAAGCCAGCTTTAATATTAGGAGTTATTATGGATAATCAGATTTATTGGTTTATTACTGTATTTAAAGAGTTTGATAAAAATTATGGTATTAAAGGTGCACGGACTTGGGGCTTTTATTCTAACAAAGAAGATGCTCTTGATACATTAACTAATAATCGTACAGATCTTTGGGAACGTTGTTATGATTATGCAGTTCTTGAAGCATATTATGAAGGTATTAGTGGTTATGATTTTGAAGAAGAGCATATTTTCTTTCAATATGATTATGTAGAAAATAAATATTATCCAATAGGATATGAGCCAGAAGAAGTAAAGCATTATGTAGGATTTGCAATTGGATAAAATGAAAAGTCGTAATTGTCCAAACTGCGGCGCGCCGTATGATATAAATGAATATAAATGTCCTTATTGCGGTACTTTATATCTTGATCTTTCAATGATTGATTTCGATAATCAAACTCCATTATTTCTTTCAATTAAACAACATGGAGTAATAATTACTCAAAAGGTTTTACCACAAACCGCAGCGTTTGAAATGAATGAAGATGTGGTTTATGCGACATCTGTTCGTGATGATAAGCTAATGAGTTTTCCTATTAGTAGAAATTTAGAAACAAATATTCAATTTATTGCCATTCCGATGAAGGATAATAATTTAGCATATATAAAAGGAACTTGAATTGCTCACCAAAGAAAATTTGATTTTTCTTTAAATTTATAATATAATATATACAGAAAGTTGAGAGACACAAACAGCAAATTATTTAACATCATTCTGAACTTTTAATTCTGAAAACTATGTTAACGTGTCTCGTTTTTATCTGGGTGTACGCCAACTGGTAGACGGCCGCATTTGGGATGCGGAGGATGGGTGTTCAAACCACCCCACTCAGGCCATAGGCACAAACAGCAAATTAAAGATTAAATCTTTATGTTACTGGTTCGAGTCCAGTTTTGCAAGCCATTAATTTTGCATATTGATCAAATGGTAGATCGGAAGAATTATTATGTGCCTAGTATATAGCCGAGTCGTATAGCGGCCTGTACGTGCGGCTTTGACCCGCAAAGTGAAGGATCGACACCTTCCTCGGCTGCCAAAAGGAGAGTAATGATGAAAGATACACATTGTATAGCTGGATGTACTTATCGCATCAACACAAAAGAAGATCTTGATAGAGTTCTTCAAACAGATTGTTTCCTCTTGATAAAAACGTATTATGAAATAAAACCTTGGTGGAAGATTGTATTTAAGCACAAAATTCTGTATTATGAAGTAATGTGTATCAATTCAGTTACTATTTCTCTTGGAAATGGCCGGTGATATTACGAGTTAAGTCTCGGTCTTTCGTGGACAAAGTTAACAAAACCACGACGAAGATTCTCAAAATGCTAGGATAATGAGAATTGGTTTATTAATTATTAATAACGGTATAATGAAGATAAAATGGTAAGTAGTTATGCCAAAAGAGATTGTTCCACCCAGATGATTGTGACAGGGGTGTGATTACAGCAGAACTAGAGCTGGAGAATGATAAAAACTATATCAATCTTACTAATGAGTTCTGAGGGTTGGATATAAATCGAGGGAAATAGGTCTAAGTAGTGCAAGCGGAGCTTAGAAAGTAAGAACTTGTTAGGACATTTTTTAATAGGAGAGATAATATGGATAATTATTTAGCTAGTAAGTCTTAGCTTACAAATAAAATATTAGATTGGGTTAAAGATATATAGAATATCGAATGGCAAATGGATCGTCTTTATAAGATTAATCTCTACTTACTGAGACGATATAAAGATGATTTAATAAAAGAATTTAATATTGAAATTCCAGAAGGAGTTTTTAATGATCCGTGGTTTAAATTATTAGAAACCACTTTTAATCAAAAGATAGATAAAGAAGATGAAACACTAATTATATCTTTAATAACCTCAAAAATTGAGGAAGAAATGAAAAAGGAAATGCCAGATCCTTGGTATTGCTATGGATTTGGTGGAAAAGAAAATTAACTACAGCTTTACTGAGAATTCCTTATTGGGAACGTGATAATTTAAGTTTAGAATTATTATTTAATAATAAGTATATTATATAACTACGGTCTTGACTAAGACTAAGAAGGAGAGTTTTATGAATAATTTTATGAAGGCCCTTAAGAATGAGAATAACTTTGGTTATACTGAAAACGGCGCTGTTAAGAGAATGTCCACAATGAGTGGTCTGCTTGACCTTTTTGGGATGGGTGCGGCCTATCGTAATCGTAGCGATACAGATTGTATTTTTCTTTTCCAGAAAGCATTTAAGGAGAATCCAGTCTATGCGCTGAAGTGCCTTTTCTACATTCGTGATGTGCGCGGTGGCCAGGGTGAGCGTAGATTCTTCCGTGTTGTAACGAAGTGGTTGGCTGATCATGAGACAGATGCGATGGCGCGCAATCTTCAGTATGTGCCCGAGTTTGGACGTTGGGATGATCTTTATGAGTTCGTCAATACCAAACTTGAAGCGGCAGCCTTCAAAGTAATGGAAAACCAGATTCGTCTGGATATCCAGTGCAAGACTCCTTCGCTTCTTGCGAAGTGGCTGAAGTCTGAGAATACTTCCAGTAAGGATTCTCGTGCGCTTGCGAACAAGACTCGTATGGCATTCGGTCTTGATCATCGTCAGTATCGTAAGATGCTTTCGGCGCTTCGTGAGAGAATCAATGTGGTTGAGCGTCTTATGAGCGCTGGTAAGTGGGATGAAATCGAGTTCGATAAGATTCCTTCTAAGGCTGGTTTCCAGTATCGCAATGCTTTCGCGCGGCATGACATTGAGCGTATGAAGTCTGAAAAGCAGGTTCGTACTTACGAAGATTTCATGAAGGATGAGAAGACTACGGTTAATGCCAAGGACCTTTATCCATATGAAGTCGTAGAAAAGGCTTATAACCTTACTCAGGGTGGTTATTGGAGTCCGCGTAAGAATGCCCCACTGGATAACACAGAGCGTCTTGCAGTTAATAAGTATTGGGATAATCTGAAGGATTATTTCAATGGCTGTTCTCTGGATGCACTTTGTATGATAGATACCAGTGCTTCTATGTGGGGTAGACCAATTCATGTTGCGATTTCTCTTGGGCTTTACGCTGCTGAGAGGGCGCGCGGGCCATTTGCTGGACACTATATCTCTTTCTCTCGTAGGCCACAGCTCGTAGCTACTGATGGTGTGGATTTTGTCGATAAGGTCGAGCGCATTTATCGTACAAATATCTGTGAGAATACCAATATCGAAGCTGCTTTTGATATGCTTCTTGATACTGCTATCAAGAATCGGTGTTCGCAGAGCGATCTTCCGAAGTCTATTGTGGTGATTTCCGATATGGAGTTCGATTATCAAGTCTCTACCAGTTGTAATGATAAAGAAACTCTTATGGAAGGCATCCGTAGAAAGTGGCAGCGAAATGGTTATGAGATGCCAGAGCTCGTTTTCTGGAGTGTCGATAGCCGGCAAGACAATATCCCCATGAAGGTCGAAGGCGGCATTACAATGGTTAGTGGATTTAGTCCAGTAACTTTTGAGATGCTGATGAAGGGTAAAACCGGATATGATCTCATGATGGATAAGCTGAATGAAGAGCGTTATGCTTGCATTCAGTAATAACTAAGTATAATAAATAGAGAAGGTATCTCGCATATCTTCTCTATTTTTAATTTGATTTTTTAAAAATTTTATGCTATAATATATATAGAAAATGAGAAAAGGAGATTAGAAAAATGTTTGCTTGGTATGTGCGTGGAAATAAAAATGATGTTGCTGAATATAGCGAAGATGAAACCCTTCTGTGGGAACTGATGTACGAGCAGTTCATGGATTATTTTTATACTACCTTTAATCATTGTGTGAATCGTGAAGGAATGAGTATCGAAGATGCTCTTAATGATGCCGCGCGGCGTTCTAATCTGGAATATCTTGAAGATTATGTTGGTAAGGTAGATGAAATTCAGTAAATAGAAAGGATAATTTCATGTATAAAGATGTAAGTATGGACTGGAAAGAAAAAATTTTTACTGGCATGAAATTCATTGTTGAAGGTTGTACAGAACCACATGGCAATTGTACGGGTTGTCCATTTGAAGCTCTTTGTGATGAATTGGTGGCAATGTATTGGGATGTCAATAGTCCATATGGCGCTCCCGATACTTGGGACATTTAAGAAAGAAAAACAATGATAAGAACTGTTATTCCATGTAATCGAATAAGAAAATATATTTGTGACCTTGAATCTTTCCAACAGCAGTATACAGAAGAATCTGAGCAGTATAAAGAGATTGGCAAGTAGATAGAAACTATACAGATAATGCTAGATTGTTTGCCGGCTGAGAAGATTTGAATTGTTAATTAAAGGAGAATAATAATGGTCAATTATAAATCATTTAAGTTGCCCGGAAATGCAAAACTTAGAGTGCGCGCGGATAGTATTGTAGCGACAGTAAGCTCTAAAAAATCAGATTCGATTGAGTTGTTTGTAAATGGTGTTGCCACTCCTTGGCATCTTCCCATCGAAGGCGCGCCTTCTAAGATTATCGACTACGTTTGGGAGCGGCATGAAATTGAAAAAGAAGAGGAGAATGAGTAATGTATTACGCAAAAGTTAATTGGTATAACGACTACGACGAAAAAGATGTTATTAGTCATATGATGATTCCCGCCGCGGATTATAATGAAGCCATGCAAGTGATTACTTCCAATTTTCGCTACATTAATTCTCTTGAGATGAAAGAAGTTGACATTGGTGAGTGTAAAATGATTTTTATTCCCGAGTCATGCGTCGAAGATGTAATTGCTGAAAATAATTCCTATTAAATAAGAATTATAGGAGAAAGAGTTTGAGTTCTTTCTCCTATAAATTTGCATTTTAAGAATTTTTATGATATAATATATATAGAAAATGAGAGAAGGGAAGATTGAAATGTTTGCTTTTGATATTAACCAAGTTGAAGAAGCGCGGCGGATTGTAGAAGATCTGCAGTTCCCAGAAGAGTTCGGATCAATTGATGATGTTGATATTGATTCTATGCTCAATACCGAAGATGATTATACTATTGACAGCGGCGTATCGAAGCTGGTTATTAACATTGATAAATTTCCTTTTGTCATTAAAATTCCTTTTCGTGGACAGTGGCTTGAAATGGATAGTGAGTATGATGACGAAGATACAGAGCTAAATTTCTGTCCGTTTTATGGCGCGATGCCTTGTGGCCAGTGTGATAATTATTGTGCCGATGAACTTCAGAAGACGCGCGCGGTACAAGAAGCTGGATTTGGCGAGTTCGTGCCGGAAATGATGTATCTTTGTACAGTTGATGGTTTGGATATTTTTATTCAAGAAAAGGTGAAAGAGCAGTTTTGCTCTCGTAATTCTATTCATACCACCGAAGATTCTTTTAATCGTGCAAAACGTATTCGTAGCCCTTTTGAGAGCGAGTGGTTGGCACTGGTTATTGATTGCTATGGTGAAGATGAGTGGGCCGCTTTCTCCGAATGGGTTAAATCAGAAGAACCAGAAATTTTTAGCGATTGTCATACTGGTAACTATGGAATTAGAATGGATGGAACGCCGGTTATCTTTGATATAAGTGGGTTTAGAGATTAAGGAGAAATTATGGATTCAAATGTTGCTGTAATTATTTTATTTATGGTTGTGATAGTATATGTGTATGCTACAAGTAATAATAGGTGGCGGCATTAATGTATATTGTCACATAGATTTCTGATTCTAATGCGCGGCCTTGTCCATTTTGTAATTCGGTAGTAATTTTGGTATCACAAGTAAAATTTGATAAAGCAGAAGATGAAGGTTATAAAATAATGTGTAATTGCGGATGGGCTGGCCGCGTTCTACGTAAATGGAGTAGTAATAAAATGAAGTTGATAGATAAATGGAATAATTTAATTCAAGAAGGAGAGTTTATTGAATAACATTTGGCTTTTAATAAGTATTGTTTTTTTAAGTATTTCTATTGTACTGAACATAGGTTCTAAAAAATAAAAGAAGAGTAATAGATTTCTCCATTACTCAACTATAATTTTATCGAATATATTTACATTAATCCACTTATTCTGCGCGCCATCAAACATAAGTATTTGATTATTAATTGGATCATATACCCCAACGTCCCTTAATCCAGCAAGTGAAGTGAGCATAACGTCAATCATGTCACGAAGAATGTTCGGATTTGAATTTTCTGGAGTATGTAAAATATAATCAATAACTTCGCTCATGCTCATTGTTATCACCTCTTGAATGTAAGTAGTGAAAATTTGCAATCTGTCTATTTTTATGGTATAATTAGTATATAAAATGGTAGGAGAAGTAATGGAGAAACGATATTTCTATCCAGGGCCAACCGAAGTTCAATATTTATACGATGGTATTTGGAGTAAAGGAATTGCATATCGTGAAGTTGTGATTGATCTTTATAGTGGCCAGCCGCGAGCTATTGAATTAATTTATATAGAAGCTGAGAAAATGGGAATTCCAGAAGAAGCTGCGATTATAGAAAAGTGTGAATGGATAAATATTCTGGAATTTTTAAATAGTTGAATTAAATATACCCCCATAGTATAATGGTTAGTACAGGAGGCTCTAACCCTCTAGGTCTTGGTTCAATTCCGAAGTGGGGGCGCCAAATATTTAGACAGGAGTTGATTATATTGGCATACGTCTATAAAATTATAAATGATATAAATGATAAAGTATATATAGGGTTAACTTATTATAGTATTTAGTCTCGTTGGCAAATACATTTAAAAGATAGAAAGAGATTTGAATGTAAGGATAGGCCATTATATCGAGCTATGAATAAATATGGTATAGATCATTTTTTAATTTAGGAAATTGAAGAATGTTCAGATGAAGTAGTAAATGAACGAGAAAAATATTGGATACAATTTTATAATAGTTATTATGATGGATATAATGCTACATTTGGTGGAGAAGGACGGAGAGAATATGACGCTTTAATTTTTGTTGAAGATTATTAGATTGGTTTAAATGAAACAGAAATTGCAAGTAAGTATAAGTGTGATATGACTACTGTAAGGAGAGCCCTTAATCTTTATAATATTTATCCAGATAAGGAATAGCGAAAACGTGTGAAAGAATTGTATGGTAAAAAATGTTGTGGTATTAAAGATGGTATAAGTATTGAGTTTTTAACCATGATGGATGCAGCACGTTTTATTAAAGATAATAATTTATCGTGTGATACTCTTGCGGGGATTCAAGCGCATATTGGGCATGTGTGTAATGGTAAAAGAAAAACTGCCTATGGTTATAAATGGCAATATATAAATTAATTGCTATTGAAGGAAGTGGTATAGATAGCAAGAACACGAGCTTGGCGCAGATATAAAGATTATACAAAAGCAAAGCGTAAACGTCATATCGACTATTTAATCTATGGCGCTCATTCGTATTGGTATCCTTGGTATCATAATCTCCACCAATATTCAAAAAATAAAATCCATTGTAGTTGTTCTATGTGTCGCCGCAAGACACGTAATAAGAGAGCGGCCGCCTTCTACAGTGGTTCGTATAATCCAACTCGTATGGATCGCCGCAGATTTGATTCGATGGCCGCCGATTTAAAAACAATAGGAGAATTAACTAAAGAAATGAAATACGTAAAATTTTATCTTGATAACGGATACGGTGGGACTCAAATTGATTACGCGTCTTTTGAAAATGAAGTATCCGAAGATGAAATTGATGAAATGCTGACAGAATTGGCAGAAGATAATGCAGAAGCTTTTGAGTATCTTGCTATGGATGGTGGTGAATGGGCATCTGATGAAGAGCAAGAAGAATACTATGAAAATGCTTCTACTTATTGTACATGGGCATATGTAACTGAAGAAGAATATTATGATGAAATCTAAAGGAGATAAAATGTTTACTAATTATCGGTTTATTGTGACCCCTACTAAAGTTATTGCGCTTTCGTCATTCGCCGGCCGCACTGTACGTGGTGTAGCTAAGTGCCACCCCGGGGATAGTTTTGATGAAGAGTTCGGTAAGAAACTCGCGGCAGCTCGTTGTAATAAGAAAATTGCAGAAAAGCGTTATGCTCGCGCGCAGTCTGAGTATGAACAGATGTGTAAAGAGTTTGAAGTTTTTAATGCAAAGGCGCATAAAACGTGCGAATACTTAAGAGATGCGTATACGCGTAATAAAGAAGCGGCGCAACTCGTTGAAGACATCAGGAGTGAGTTGGGTGATCGTTAAAGAGCTAAAGTAGATTATATCGAATTATATCGGTTTAGATAATGCGTAGGTATATGTCGAAATTCCAATGGGAGAAAACGTATATATTCAAAAACCAGTAGAAAGCCTTCGTATTGAATAGACTTCTTTAAATACATATTGTATAATAGCGGGATTAAATGGCGGCGAGTCTAATGAATGACTCAGCCGCCTTCAACATTTTCTAGAAAATTTTTTTCTGCAAAATTTCACCAAAATTGCAGAGTTATTTTTCAGAAAGTCTACATAAAAACAAAAAGATAGGGAATTAAAAATATTATTTATATAGGGCTATTAGATAGATAGCCCCGAAACAGCTTCAACCTAATCGCGTCCAACGTATAAGTAATACTTCTAAGTATACATCTAAGTATTATTTCTAAGTAATACGTATAAGTAATACTTCTAAGTAGTACGTATAAGTAGTACGTATATATAGTACGTTTACGTAATACGTCTAAGTAATACGGAATGGAGCCCCACCCACTGCGCCACTACATCTACGTTTTTACGTCTAAGTACTACGTCTAAGTATTACATATAAGTAATACTTATACGAATACTTCTACGTATATCGGGAACTGCCGCGCTCAATCCACTACGTATATACTTCTACGTAGAAATTTTTACGTAAAAATAGTGGGGCATTTTGTCGGAAACATGGAGCCGGCATAGGAAAAGGGATTTTAGAGTAGTTTTTATATATAGATTGGGATGATTTGTCTCTTTGAAAGATAAGATGTCTTTTTGAAAGATAAGATGTCTCTGGCACCAAATGCAAATAATATCAAATTTTATATATTATATAATTTTAGTACTTATACGTAATACGTATAAGTATATATTATAATATACGTAATATTTTGGGAAAATTTTGGGCAGTGAAAAATTTTGCAAAAACCCTTATAATATATTATATAATATTTCCTCCAAATCTACGCTTTTATTATACCATGGATTTTCTCTTTTGTCAAATTTTCACTTTCGAATTTTCACTTCGACGTATTACTTATAAGTATAAAAATACGTACTACTTATAAGTAGTACGTATACGTATGGCGGAATGCCTATTGGATTAGATCTTGACGTAGCCGCGCTGGGTTCCCTTGCCGGGGATCTTCACGTCGACCTTACCGACCATGCCGCACTCAACGAGCGGGCGCAGAAGAGACGGGACGGACGCCGGCTTCACGGTCTCGGTAAGACCAGCTTCTTCGATGAGCATCGAAGCGGTCTTCGGGTTCTCGCTGTCACCCATCACTTCGAAAAGGGCATCGCGGAGCGGGGCCTTGGCGGCCTGCTTCTCAGCGGCCTTCTCAGCGCTCTTCACACGGCGGCTTTCGGCCTGCTTGTCGAGCTTCTCGATGGCATCTGCGGCGTGGGCGCGCATTTCGTCGGTGATCTCAGTTCCGTTGATGATTGCATTGTAAAGTTCACGAGTAGTCATAAGTTTACCTCTTTCTGGCGTTGGTCGCCACCCGAAATTAATTTTTTTATTAGGGAGAGAGTTTAGAAGTTCTTTCTCTCTCACTTTCTGTATATATTATACTATAAATTTTCGGATTTTTCAAACTTTTCGGGGTTAATTTTTGGATTTTTTGGATTTTTCTTTAGCTTTTTCAGACTTTTCGGCAGCTTTTGCGCGCCGTTCAGCTGCAGCTTCACGTTTCATGCGGTATTCTTCTGCAAGTGCGTAGCCGTCGTTTCCTTCGGATTCGTCGGAGACTTTTGGGATAATTACGGAAAATTTCACCCAGCGGCCTTCGCCTTCGCAATCGGTGGTAGGAATCATGAGTGTGCCAGCAGCAGTCCAGCAAACGTCTACATCATATTTCTCGCTCAGAAATTTTGCGAGATCATTTGTAAATTCAGAACGCAGCTTGTCAGTGATGTTTTTCTGAGTCATAAAATCAATCTCCTTTATTTTATTTTCTATAAATATTATACCATAAAATTTCTGTTTTGTCAAGAGAAATTTCACTGGTAAAATTAACAAAATTTTTGTCAAATTTTTGCATCTTTTTGTGAAAATTGACGAATGGATTCCCAGCTCCCAGCTCAGCTGCGGCGCAGCTGCAGCTCATAGGTAAAACGCAGCTCCCAGCTGCTATGGAAAATCAAAATTTGACACAAGTTAAAATTTGGATGTGCGGGAAAAGAGACAAAATTTGACAAAAATGGAATTTAGACGTCATACGTCTAAATAAAAAATCTGATCAGTTTACACTGATCAGTTCAACTCTTGCGTATTCATCATCATAAGTTTTTCGGTAAAAATTTTCGTATTTTATACGATTTTCTTCTGCTTCTTCTTTACTATATACCCACCTATTAAATTTTCCATCAAGTGGAACACCTTGCCACGGTTCCTGGAAATGTACTGCATAATTTGCAACCATTTTTATCTCCTCCTTTAGTGTCTTTATGATATCACATTTTTAGGAAAAAAGCAAGAGTACAGTTTAGACGTAGTACGTCTAAATAAATTCGTAGAAAAAGTAACAGATCGGTGTCGGTCTGTTACAATTTGTTTCTTTACTTAGCAAATGCCTCTTTTCTCATTTTCTTGTGCTGTGCCATGCATTTGACGAAGATTTCTTTTTCAATTAGCACATCCTCGAGGCCGGTGTGATCTTCAATGAAGTCGTTGTTGTGCTTAATATAGCGGTAGAGGATTTCTGCAGTAGCCCGGACACGTCCGCGTACCATGTAATCATTGTCCTGACAGAACTTGATGTAGGTTTTCTGTTTGCAGATGGTGTCTTGCGCCATCTTCAGAGTATCCCACAGGGGAATGCCATAGGGGAGAAAATAACGGCTCTTGGACTTGGTGACATAGCGCAGGGTGTAGTTGGTAGAGCGATAGTCGAAGCGGGCGTTGTGGGCGATAATCGCTTTGACATTGTACTTCTTGCAGAGGTCAGCCACGTGGCGTTTGGCGGTGTAGATGGACACGATCTTACGCTTGCCTGCGGCGATCTGAGCCTCATACATGGGGCGCTTTTCGGCGTAATACGCCGTATTGAAGAGCTGACGATCAGCACAGAACACGTCATAGATAACGAAGCTGAAAGTCTCGTACACGTTGCCCTGACGGTCATGGATACAGCCGCCCAGGTCATACATCATAGGATCGTCGAGGCCGTTGGCGGTCTCCGTGTCAATGGTCAGATAATAGTTCTTGCGCTTGTCAATAGTCATAGGTAAATACCTCATTTCATAGTGTCAAGTAGGTTTGACTTCTCTCCCTCACTTGCAAGCATAGTATACTATGGAATCGGGAAAACGTCAATACCCATATTTAGACGTTGCACGTCTAAAATATATTTTGGAGAAATTGTAACATTTCTGTTACAATCTCTCCGTTTTGTTACTCTTCCGTAACCTCGGCTTCCTTGGCGGCTTTTGCGGCGGCCTTCTCGGCTTCCTTCGCCGCCCTGGCCGCTTTCTTTTCGGCGGCGGCCTTCTCACGTTCGGCCTTCTTTTCGGCCTTCTCCTGGAGCTTCGCGGTGTAGTCCAGGCGCTCCTGGTAGCACTCGTCAGAATCCTTCTTGACGACCTTCGCCGTCACTTCGACAAATCCTTCCTCGCCCTCGAACACAATCGGGAAGTTGAGCGTGTTGGAATTAATCATTCCAACATCCTCGCCCTGGGCGCTCAGGAAGTCGAACAGACGACCGATAACGGCGGAACGGACAGAATTAGCAAGTGCAAGTTTCATGGGGCAATCTCCTTTCAAATTCGGGACTCTTTCGTTCCCTTCAGTGTCTATAATATACCACAAAATCCGGGAAAATGCAATACCTCGATTTAGACGTTATACGTCTAATTTTTAATGGAAGTTGTTAAACTTCCATAATTAACTCTGCGTTAACTAATTTAACACGTTCATCAGAATTGAAATCATAAATTTCACCAGTATCAAGACGAACTGCGTTAATGTTGTCTTCATCAATTGAGTCTATTTGATTTATTTTTAGATATGCGCAGTTGTTAAAAAGGAAAACGTCTCCTGCATCAAGATTATAAAAAGCAGTTGTCCCATCATTATGTTTTTTAGTAATTTTCATTTTTTCTCCTTTTCTTTTTGTAATTATAATACATTATAATTTGATTGGTTTGTCAAGGGGTTTTAAAAACTTTTTTCGGATTATTTTACACCGACCATTAACTCTCAAAGGAGTGGCTCTCTTTCGCTCGCCGTTCTTATCTCCCCTTGACAATTATTATTATATCAGATTTTTCTGAAATTGCAAGAGTGTGTTTTAGACGTTATACGTCTAAATAATATTTTGGGGAAAGATTACATTTTGTAATCTTTCCTTTTTGTTACCGGAGTGTAATTTCTGTCTTTTCTTTGTTAATTCTGATTTTAGAATAATCAAAGTAATAATCAATTTGTTCTTGTGTTCTAATATGAAGTGTTTTTTCCTGGAGTTTTTCGATTGAACGAAGTGTTTTGTATTCGCCCTCAAGTTTTGCGCCTGAGATAATGCACTGCCTCAGAATCTCTGCCTCGATTTCGGAATCATTCAGTGCGGTATGTGCTTCAATGAATTCTGTATCATTGAAGATAAACCTATAAACGGTTTCGGCGGTGGAAGAGTAATTGCCTGTTTCGGTATAATAACCGTATTCATCACAAAATCGCTTGTATTCATCATTGATAAGGAACTGATGAACATAACCGCGAATATCTTTCACGGGGACGGTATCAAAAGGATTGTTGCACTTGTACCAATCACAATTGAAATTGAAAACCTTTTCATCAAAGGAAGAGTTATAAGCAAAAGCAACCTCAACCTGGTAGTTGCGAAAGTCCCTGATCATCTGCTGGCAGATATAACCGAACTTGTCCATGATAGTTGTGCGCGCCCGCATGGCCACAACATACAGGGGACGCTTGTCCGCATAATAAGCGGAAGAGAATAGAGGCAGATTATGCCAAACTTGTTCTACAACATAGGAGCGGCGGCAGAGGGTAGACCAGTCCTCGGTATCAATCACAACATAGCCAATATTGTAGCAAAAGGGCTTGTCAAGAGACGTGGTTTCAGTGTCGAATACGCAGATTTTCATGATAAAATTCCTTTCTTTCGTTCAGGGGACTTACCTTCGTTTTCCCTTCTGACATTATGAATTATACCACATTTTAGGCAAAAGTCAATATGCGTATTTAGACGTGTGACGTCTAAATATGATTTTACGGAAAAAGTGTTACATTTCTGTAACACTTCTGTTTCTTTTTAGAGATTTTTGAGAACCTCAAAAATTTCTTTTTCCGTGTATGCTCCCTCGCCCCAGGATTCCCTGTTGTGTTTTTCGTCATCAAAAAGGATTCCTTGCCCGAAAAGCTCCTTCGGTGTTCCATATGGAAGAATCTCAATCTTTGAGAACTTGACTGACTTGAGATGAGTTTCGAGCCACTGAATTTTGACCTTTGTAACTTCTCTATTGTACTCAGCAGAGCCGCCGCGGCTTGTCCATGAAATCACGTTTACGCTGTAGCCATCACGGATGAGGCGGTTGAGGATTCGTGCCAGTCTCTGAAGATTCACGAGCGGGCGCGCCTCAGCATATGGCCGCACATCTTCGTGCAGTAAGTCCTCAAGCCAACCATCTACGCCGTAAAGATCGGCAATAGTGCCGTCCATATCGAAATAAATCGCCTTGTTCATTTTTGTGTACCCCTTTCTCTATCGTGACTAAAGTATACCACAATTTGCGGAAAAATGCAATACTCTTATTTAGACGTCATACGTCTAAATTTTATTTTGGGGAAATTATTCCCCGAAACTTTCAAGATAATCAGCAACGTCATCAAACCATGAGCCAATATCGTCCAAATTGCCATCTTTCTGGTGTTGAAAATCTATAAAAATCATATCATCTTGTGCCATTTCGCGAAAGATTCCCTGAACGGTTTTGATTGCGGTTTTCTCTTGCTCGCTAAGTTTAATGCAATGACAAATTTTCATTTGTTTTATCTCCTTTCTTATTGTGTCTATAATATATCATAAATTTTGGGAATTGTCAAACTTATTTTTAGACGTGTAACGTCTAAATCAAATAAAAATGGCAAAACGGTAACATTTCTGTTACCGTCTGCCATTTGGTTACGCTTCGGCGGGATAAGTGTATACCACCTTGCGCGCCTTGTCGATTTTGGCCTCGGCCTTGATGACCGTGCCATCCGCCACAAGGCCCTTGCACGCGGCGGTCACCTGGGACGGCGTGGCTCCGATTGTCTCCGCGATGGCGTCACGAGTGAAGGACTCACCCCGACGGTCACACAGGAAGTCAAGGACGGCCTGGACGCGTTCCTTAGCGGCCTTCTGCTCCTTGGTTTCGGTGGTCTTGCGTTTGGCGTTGCGGGCATCGAGCTTGTCGATGAGGATGCGGGAAGCCTCATCCATGTCAGCGGAGATATGAGCGTCAAGAACGGCCTGGAAGTATTCGCGAGTAGTCATTTTGGGAATCCTTTCTGCGCGTTTGCGCGATGGTGTCGGTCACCGCCCTATTTTTTAGATTTTCTCTGTTCCCCTTGGAACGATTATATATTACCACAAATTTCTGAAAAATGCAATAGTTCGCCAGATCCGTTTTTAGACGTTATACGTCTAAATTATGCCATAAGGGAAAGAGTTACAGATTGTAACTCTTTCCCATTGGGTTATGCGGCGAGAGAGTAGAGAACCTTGCGAGACTTGCCAACCTTGCCCTCAGACTTAGTGACAACCCCGGCCTCAACCCACGGCTTGCAAGCGGCAGTGACCTGCGCCGGCGTGATGCCCAACTGTGCGGCAATGCCGTCACGGTCAACAACCTCGTTCGGGTTGCTCTTGAAGAAGTTCAGAACCGCCTCACGGCGAGCCTGCGCCTCCAGCTTGTCCTTGGTGTCCGTGCTCTTGCGCTTTTCGTTCCGAGCGTCAAGAGCGGCAATCAGCTCCTGGGCTTTCGTGGTCAGCTCGTCAGAAACCTGAGCCTCAGCGATAGCAACATAGAATTCACGAGTCGTCATAGTAGGTATCCTTTCTGCACCATAGTGCCACGGCGTTTGGTCGCCACCCTTATTTTGTTTTGTCCCTTTCCCTTGGGACAATTGTATAATACCACATCTTGCCCGAAATTGCAATACCCCTATTTAGACGTTATACGTCTAAAAACTGCACCGATGGCTCAGTAATCAAACTGAGCCATTACTTCGGTGTTGCCCTCTAAGGCGGCTTCGAGAATATCGGCCGAGGACGTGTAGGCGGACTCAAAGCCATGGTGGAGCCAGCTTCTGTATGAATCGCTGGATGGGTCCTTGTCGATCTCGGCTTGCCAACGTGCGGCACGGGCGCGGATAATGCGTAATGCTTCACGGATGTTTTCTTCGTTCATTTTGAGAACCTCCTCAAATCTCTTTCTTGATTCTGGTATCATTATACCACTTTTTTCGGAAAAGTCAATATGGTGGTTTAGACATGATACGTCTAATTTTAACTGCGGGAGAATTAATCTTCTCCCGCGCATGAACTGCAATAGCATTGATAATCGTCATCAATTAGTGCTGACGGTGCTGCCATCGTCATACCACAACAAGTGCAAGCCACAATCATTGGAATACCATTTTCAGAAAACCAACTTCCGGGAATCGAATCGCGTGGCATTTCCAGACCATACTCGTCTTTTATAAAATTTTTGAAAGTCTTCATTTTAGGAACCTCCATATTTTATTTTCCTTTCGGTGAGTATATATTACTATATTTTTGGAAAAATGTCAATCCCACTTTTTAGACGTTTTACGTCTAAACTAAATTTTCGGAAAAATCGAGGGAAGAAATCTTCCCTCAGTTTCTACTATGAAATTTTAGAAGAAATTAATGAGAAGGAAGTAGTCACAGAAAATTTCTCCGGTTTCCTCAGACACAAACCTCAGTTGGGTTTCGTTCTCAAAGTAGTAAACCTGCATGTTGTGATTCTGGTGATACACATAATGCGTTGTGTAAAAATCGTTGATGGCGGCCATGCGTGCGGCAGACTCTGTATCATATGGTGCCCCAACATAAGTCTGTGTTCTTTCAGGGTTATTACTTCCCTCTTCTTTGACTATGATAACTTTCATTTGGTGTTCCTCCTTATCTTTGATGATATAAGTATACCACTGATTTATTAATCTGTCAATCGCATATTTAGACGTGATACGTCTAAATAGTCGTCACTTCCGAAGAAGTGACATTTTGTTACCAACCGAAGTCGAAACGGTCTTCCCAGAAACAAAACATTTGGCATTCTGTAACGCCAATTGAAAAGTCGGCGTCTTCTGTCCATTGAAATTCTACTTCCATTTCTACTTCTTCTTTTGTATCGAAAAAATGCTTTTCAATACGCCCGTCATTAAATTCGATAATTAATTCAAACATTTTTAGTACCTCCGTTATTTTTTATTCCCTTGGAACGATTATAGTATACTACTTTCGGGAAAATTTGTCAACGTCATATTTAGACGCAATACGTCTAAAAATACTTTTGTGAAAAAATGGCGGGACTACCTGGAGGTATAGTAGTTGCCCGCCCCGTCGTATCAATTTTAGAGTTTTGGGAAGTAGTTGGTGGCATTGCCATGCGCCCGCGTCTTACAGTCATCCTTTCCAACTTTTATCTGGTGATCTCATTTCCCTTTCGGTACTTTTTCCATTTCTTGAACCTTGACTTCCCTTAACTGTCTATAATATACCATAAATTCCGGGAAACGTCAATAGTCTAATTTAGACGCAATACGTCTAAATCGGAATATCGGGAAATTATTTTTCCCGATAACCGTGTTCAATTTCCCAAAAATAATCGTCGTTTTCCCTCTGATTTCGGGAAATCTCATCTTCACATTTCTTTGTAAACCAAATCAAAAGAATGATTACCAAAATTACTAAAATTCCCCAACTAATCGGATTATCCATCATTTGCAGCTTCCTTTCTGATTTTCTATATATATTATACCACGAATTTTAGGAAATTTCAAGCCGCAGCTCACAGCTTCTCAGCTCGCAGCTGCCAATTCCGGAAAAATCCGGTCCGGGCACCATGTCACAGGACTCGATGCGGTTCCCCGTCCAGAATCAGGACTGCGGCTTCCCTTCCCCAACTGACGAGGATATTATAGCATACTTTTCGGGAAAACACAATACCTTGAGTTAGACGTTGTACGTCTAACACAATATATTGTGGTTAAACGGGACTAACTGCGATACGTCTAAATAATTTAGACGGAACACGTCTAAATTTTGGGAATGATTGATAAACAGTGTTAATCAATTGATACGTCTAAATTTTTTTGGGAAGGATACGTCTAAATTTTTTCGGAATTGGTTAAATAAGTCTAACTTTTGGAAAAAGAGAAAAGCCTCGCCTCTGGAGAAGCGAGGCCCGAAAATTTTTCCTCCTTAGATTGCTTTCAAGTCATACGCCTGTCCGCAGGTTAGAAGGTCCGCTTTTTCGATTGCCTCGGCAAAAGACGAGGCAGGAAATACCTCAATATATTCCCGGTCCTGGCCACAAAATTTTATCATGTACATAATTTTCCCTCCTCAATTAGTTGAAGGGCTTTTCAGCCCCTCATATCGTAGTGAAATGTGTATCTGTCGAGATGCTCACAATACAGTTTAAGGTATCTGAAATCCATTTCATAGTTCATGATTTCAGCGATACGATACAGGCCGAGGCCGCAGGCCCTGTATAGTTCAACGGCCGTCTTTCTTCCTGCAAGCCTTACTTTCTTATCTCTGATTTTATCAGCATAAGCAAGTATAGCCTCTTCAGAATTCATATCAATCTTATCTCTCAACAGGAAGTTGTACGTCCTAACAGAAAAGGTTGCTAACATTGTTTCATCCTCCTTAATTGTTTATTAAGTGGAGGGCCTTAGCCCTCCACGATACCTGCCGGAGCGCTGAACTCATTGTTCAGCGCCTCAAGCATTGCCTCGGCCTCGGCCTCAAGCCTGCGCCCTTCGTCTTCCATGCCACAGCGATAACATACGGTGGCCTCATACCGCTTCCATACAATAGTGTTCAATGTTTCGATGTACATTTTTTATACCTCCTTTATATTGTCGAGGGGCTTTATTCGAGCCCCTCAAAATCGTCCTCAGTGTACACCGTGCCAGGCTCATAGGGAATCGGCCAATCAAGTAGCCATTCGAACCACTTTTTGGAAGATACCTGAATTGCCTCCTCGGGGTTTTTTCCGTTCGTGCTTTTCGTAGCTCCGAACCTGTCGAGGGCTGCGAGGAAAACTTCAGTTGGAATGAGGACAGGGTCTATCTCTCTGTATTCGTCCCAGGCCTCTGTATTCTTGCCTGCTTTGTGCTTTTGCGTGAACTGCAGGCGGTAAATAACGAAACGAGGCGCGCCTTTCATGCGGAGGGAAGCAATCCTGCCTCCGTTCGTCTTAACCTCCGCCCTGACATTGCCTTTGCCGAGGCGAATATAAACATCGGCCTCGCCCTGCTTGCTAACTCTTGTCTTGTGAGAGCCTGCCGAGGCGCATTCCAATTCGAAAATACGTCCTTCAGCGCCTTGATCGTGGTCTTTGTTGGCATAATGCCTCGCAATTTCAGCCTGTCTTTTCTTTTCATAAGTTGTCATAATAGTTACCTCCATAAATCAAATTTGTAGCTTGCTTTGTTTGCTTGCCCTTAGACGCTTGCTTTTGACGGCGGCCACCTTAGACAGAGGCTTTTCCTGCGGTATTCAATTTTGACGGTTTATACTGTTTGTTACCGAATTGTAACAAGTCCAGTCGTTACAATACAGGGCATTCTCTACCCGATTACGGCCTGCGTACCCGCTCAATTAATGCAGGTTCTTTATCTACCGTGACTACAATATAGCACATATAAAAACGAATTGCAAGCATTAATTTTCATTTTTAGACGTTTCTATGTTAATTTGTTAAACTTGCACAAAAACAAGGCCGGGGTACTTGTGGGAATTGTGCATTTTGCCGACGCCCGATTTTCGCCGGCCTAGCATCATAATTTTACGAAATCAATTTTTCAATTTCATAGTTTTACGAAACCAAAATCCCAACTCCATAGTTTTCTTCCCGAAATTTGACTTTTTTATCCCGCTGTGATATAATATAAGCATAAGGGGAAAAATTACATAGGAGAGTGTATACGTATATTTCTTTCCCCGCTGTTTACTACGTATACCTTGTACGTTAAAGTTTGCCACGCAATAGATTACGTCTAGACTTCTCACTTGAAACCACATCCGAACGTCTAGCATTTTTAGACTCCTATCTTCCAACTATTAAATTTGAACCAGACGACCATGAGATCGAGACACTCTCAGACTATATATTATGGGGCAAAAATAAAGATGGCCTAAACGCCCAACAAGAAGGCATTACCACCATCAAAGAATGGGCACCATCCCAAGTTGACTCCATCGAAGGGCTCATCGAACAACCCGGCTTTTAGGAGACTCGCCTAAAATCTCTTGAAGGCACCCACTACAGCGCCCGCCGCGTTGTCTTCGACCGCAAGAAAGCTCTTCAAGAAGCCGAAAACAACCCAACTTTAACATAGATTTTTAAGGACTTATTTAAATAGATAGATACAATTGAAATCACAATTAACTACTATGATCTCCAAAAAGGAAAACGAAAAACGCCACCGCGCGCAAAACTTCTAAGTCAATTCACTACAGAAGAACAACAACACCTTCAAGATAAAGCCGCGGCCCTAACATAGAGATAGTACTTAAAGATGCGCCACCGCCTCGTAGAATTGCGCACGGAGCAATATACATACCGCGATAGTGTCATCAACACTATAATGCCGCACCCTACAAACGACTTTACCGAATCCAAAATCTACGAACACGAAAAAGACATCGAAATCTTACCTTTTGGAGTTCATGACGGTACAGAATGGGGCGACAAGGTCTTCAGCCTCGAACCAGACCCCAACAAATTCACCGAATCAGATTTACGGCGAGTCACTCAACTCTTATGGAAAGAAAAAAATACCGAGCGCGCCCTCAACTTTGAGAATCCAGATCATATTTTAATATTATATCGGTAGTACCATGAGTTAGAGCTGGCCGCACAAAGAGATCCAAAACAGCACTATAGTAGAGCCGCCGGCATTTTTATGACACTTAAGTATTATGAAAAGCTTGCGAAGTTAGATGATAAATAGCGCGATATCCTATATATGAAACGCAATAAATTTTAGAATGTAGATATTGCGGCGTACATCAACAATAAGTACAACACAACCTATAATGATAATTATATTTCAACAATCTATAGACAGAAAGTATTACCAATGGTAGCATAGGCAGCAACTCTACATTATAAGATAATGTAGAATATATTCTATCCAGAAGAATTTAAGAAATGTAGAGACTGCGGCCGGCTGTTGTGGAGATCCGCAGACTTCTTTATGCGGCAGCGCAAAGCACCAGATGGATTCGCACCACGCTGTAAAGCATGTTCGAGAATTAGACGCAGAGAGGAGAGACGAAGAAATGCAGTTACAAGAATCATTACTAGAGCAGATCGTGAAAATGGAGCCACTTGAGTTCATGGGTTTAGCAAAGTTACTTGGGGTAAGAGTTATGGAAGAATAGGCTAGTAATGACTCGGCCGCCGACAACGATAAACCCCAACTCAAACCACGTTCTTTCACGGATGTTTTAGATGATGTAATGAAGAAATTTACGAATTTGAATAGGACAAAAAAAAGAGAGATTATAAAACTGGTGAAGAAGTCCAACTCTATAAAGCGGGGTGGAATGGATGCCAGTAATACCTAAAATTAATAATTAGATGGCGGCCGGCTCATCTAAACGCTGTGAGAAATGCGGCCGCCTATTGCCACTTTCCTAGTTCTCTATAAGCCACAGCCAATTTTATCCAGACCACCGATTACCACTGTGCAACGGTTGCATAGCCGAAATAATAGACGCCGGGGGTAATAACTGGGAAATTGTAGATAAGGTATGTCAATGGGCAGATATACCTTTTGTAGTAAAAGAATGGGAACGAGTATAGGAGATAACTTTACCAACCGAAACTTGGGCGACTTATGCGAAGATTTTTGCAGATTAGGAATATGAAGGATTAGGTTGGGGGCATTATTATCAGTAGTATAAGAGATTAAAAGAGACTGGATTAATTGAAGAAGAAATACCTCAACTGCGCGAGCGCCATTATGCTGAGTTGCGCCGCAAGTGGGGTGAAAACTATGATGATGAAGAGCTCAATCATCTAGAAGATTTATATCGCGGCCTTATGAATACACAAAATATAAGCGGCGCGCTATAGATTGACCAAGCACAAAAACTCTGTAAGTTATCTTTAGAGATAGATAATAGAATACGCGCTGGAGACAAAGAAGTTGATAAGTTCATGTCTTCGTATGATAAGATTATAAAGAGTGCTGAGTTTACACCGAAGAACGCGAAAAATGCGACTGACTTTGATAGCTTTGCGGAAGTTGCATATTGGCTTGAAAAGCACGGAAAGATTAACAAGTTCTATGATGATGTTACGCGCGATGTCATAGATGAATCTCTAAAGAATATTGAGAATTATAATTAGCGGCTTTATATAAATGAAGGCGGAATTGGAGAAGAGATATCTCAACGTTTGAGCGCGCTCAAGGCAGCTAATACTATAGAGTAGAGTAGTGGAATATACGACGTTTAGCCCAACTTTAATCCAGATGAATATGATAATGATGCTTATATAATTGATGGCGAACAAGATGAATTTGATCCTGGTGGTGATACAAATGGCAGTTATTGAATTGCTGAATCCAGATTCGCTATAGTTCAGTACCCAAGAAAGACTTTATCATGATGGTATTGAATTAGAAAAAGGAGTTGTAATTACTCCTTATTTCTTAGAGAAGAATTAGGATTTTCTTTAGGAGTGCTTTTAGATATTTAGCGTTTATCCAGATGTATTTTTGGATTTAATCACTCCTTAGAATTCTAATTTTACTCTATTTCCTTATCAACGTATATTTCTGCGCGCGTGCATGAGATATACTTCTATATATATTACCGCGGCCCGTGCAACTTCAAAGACTTTTTTGTCAATACTGGCAAAGTATTTATAGTGTGTGTTTTTACCAAACCATGTTGGATCTATTGTTGCTCCTAATAAGGCGCAGGCCGCAAAAATTAGTAAGTAGAAAATTCAAGAGATATGGCGTATTTGGCCGCTCTTGAAGAATGAGTTAGAGCCTGGTATGAGCGATGGAGTCCACGCAAATTTCGGAAAAGACTATGTTGAATTGTTCTTTAAAAACGGCGCGCGGCTTACAGTTGTCGGCGCGCTGGATTCTGATCGTGGACTTCGTACTCATGCCACTCTTATTGACGAAGCACGTGACCAAGATGGCGATGCAATTAACGAAATTGTTTTGCCGCAAATGAACGTATCTCGTCGTATGGATAATGGATTGATTAATCCTTATGAAAAGATTAATACTCAAGTAATATATGCTACTTCTGCTGGTACAAAAGCTTCCTTCGCTTAATCAATAGAGACTCATAGGCGAAGTAAAACCCGGTGAACCCAAAATGGGGTGTGGTAATTTATTACTGCTAATAGTGAAGCTTAATTGTAACGCTATGCCAAGCCACTTATATGTGGAAGGTTCAGAGACTATCGAAAACACTATTATAATAGGAAGTGAGTAGAGTAGGTATGAGTGAGAAACTTATATCGAAGCGCCGGGATTCAATTTATTAAAGTATAAATGCTAATTTCTACTTATTTGCGTAAGGCAAAATAATAGAAAATTGGAGGTTAGCATGGAACTTTGGAAAGATATAATAAATGCAAGTAATTATGAAGTATCTAATTATGGTTAGATTCGTAACAAAACAACTAAATATATATTAAAAGGTAGAATATGTAAAACTGGCTACTATTAGGTTTCTATAAAACTTGATAGTACTGGGAAATTTACTAATTAGTATATACATAGACTTGTTGCTATTGCTTGGATACCAAATGAAGATAACAAACCAAGCGTAAACCATAAAGATGGTGATAAAAGTAATAATTGTGTTGATAATTTAGAATGGATGACATATACTGAATAGTAGGCACATCGTACAGAACAATTAGGTAAGAAAAATATTGGTTCTCCAAAGAAGGTTGGGCAATATAATAAAGACGGTACATTAATTCATATTTTTAGTTCTGTTGAAGAAGCGGCTGCCAGTTTTGGTAAAAGTCGAGTTAATATTGATAATGCCATTCATCATAAGAAAAATCAACAATCTGCATATGGTTATATTTGGAAATATATTGAATAAGAAATAGTCCAAGAATAAAAGTATGAGGCTTTGATAGATACTTTTGAAAAAGCAATAATTGATCCAAAATCTAGTTTCTGTATAGGACTTGATTATCGCATCCCCGCCATGCACGGACTTATTGACCCAACGTATGTTCGTAATCTCAAACTCTCACCTTCTTATAATGAAACTACGTTCGCGGCTGAATATCTCGGTATGTGGTTGGGTGGTAGTGATGAATCTTGGTTTGATTATTCTAAACTTACAAAGTATCGAAAAATTAAAAATCCAGAGTGGACACAAAAGTTTAGAGCAGATAAAAACGTTTTCTACTTAATTTCAGTCGATGTAGGTAGACTTCACGACCAAACCGTAGCATGTATATGGCGCGTTAATATTCGTGATAATAAATACTATGGAACGCTTGTAAATTTATTTGTCCTTGGACGCCAAGCTGAGACTAAAACCTTTGTACAATAGGCTATTGATTTAAAAAAGTTGATTGAAATATATCAACCACGCGAAGTCGTAATTGATTGCAATGGCTTGGGTGGATTTAACGCTCAAGTAAAATCCCTTTAATTGCTGGAAAACCCTAACGTATAGACGAGGGCAATCAGCAGCGAAGACTTAAGAAAAAGACACTTTTATTGGAGGTGTATATATGGAAAAGAAACTAATTACTATTTGTAAGTATCCATTACGTTATAATTACTATGTTACAGATGATGGGTAGGTTTGGAGTCAACGAACCAATAAGTTTTTAAAGCAACATAAAGATAAAGATGGTTATATGAAAGTTAGATTATGTTGTTCAGACTTAGAGCCAGGTAAAACCCATACGTTTTCTGTTCATAGATTAATAATGGAAAATTTTAAACCGATTACAAATATGAATAACTTACAAGTTAATCATATTGATGGAGATAAAACAAATAATTGTTTACATAATCTCGAGTGGGTGACTTGTGAAGAAAATATTCATCATGCTATTGAAAATGGATTACGAGCAAGAGTAAATGGCGCTGCAAAATTAACACCGGAGCAAGTAAAAGAAATTTATATTCGTGGAAATAATGGCGAACGAAATGTAGATTTATCTGAAGAATATGGTGTACATCCAGACATAATTGGTAAAATTAAAAATGGTAAAATGTGGCGTGAAGTTACTTCTAATCTTAAGTAACGTTCAACGACTAGTCGAAAGACGTAGATTCAAGCGAATCGAAATGGGGGATATCGAAAGATAAAGATATAGTCTTATCTATATGGAAACATATAGCAGTTCATAAGAGAACGCATACGAACTAGCGACTCGTATGGAAAATAATGGTTGGCTTGGCAGACGAAATGATTCGTACTTAGTTAGATGAAAATGGTAACGAAATCTCGGCCTATGGATTTTTTAATAATGATGATTATAAAAAAGTTCAACCGAAGGACGCACCACAAATTCTCTATTCTTTGAAAGCCAATGGCCCCTTAAATTCAAAAATTCATGGTAATGCCTACTCTCGTATTAACGGCGGCATGGTACGATTCTTAATTAGTGAACAAGAAGCTCGTGCAGATCTTCTTGCAACTAAAGCTGGATAGAAGATGAAAACAGAAGATCGTATTAAACGACTAATGCCGCATGAACTTACAACAAAGTTATTTGAAGAAATGTCTAACTTACGGTTAAAGAAAAGTGGACTTGATATAGTACTTGAATAGATGAATCCTAGGTTTCCGAAAGATAAATATTCGGCATTTGCCTATGGCTTATGGCGAATTAAGGAAATAGAAGAAGAAAACTATAAAAAAGTAGTACGTCGGGGAAATGGAAAAACACGTTAGTTAATTTTCTTTACTGGAGGACAGAATTAAAATGGGAGAGACAAATAAACTTAATGATTTGACTACTTTCAAAAAGGCTTTTAGCGATATGATTGCTAAAAGCAAAGACTCTTGGAATAGTTCTTTCGGTTATTCATTGGCGGGCCGCCGTCTACGTGAATATACAAAAGAAGAAGTTGAACAAATCATTAATTCTACTGACGCGCGGCGTCAAATAGAACTTTCTCGTAATTTCTTCTTTAAAGATGGTTTTTATAAGCGCATTTTATTTTATTATGGTACTCTTTTAAAATATATAGGTATATTGATCCCTAATCCAAGTGCGGGCAATGAACTCTCCACCCCCTATATAAAGAAAAGATATAATAACGCGCTGGACTATCTCGATATGATGAATTTACCAGAGTTATTAACTCGTTTTTCAATGCGTGCTCTCATAGATGGTTGTTATTACGGTGTGCTCCAGAATGTAAGCAAAAGTGATTTTGTTATTTTAGATTTACCAACAGAATATTGCCGTTCAAATTTCCGTGATTTTCATGGAAATGATATAATTGAATTTAATGTTCTTTATTTTAATACTATAGTAGATGAAGATATTAGAAAACAAGCATTAAAAGTATATCCCAAAGTTGTGGCAGATCATTATCGTAGATATAAGAAAAGTCAAGTAAAATCACCTTGGGTTAGAATTCCTTCTGATTTAGGTTTTTGTTTTTCTTTATCTGATGATAATAGGCCTATCTTTTTAGATTTAATTCCGGCCGCGATGGATTACGATGAAGCAGTTGATATTAATCGTGAACGCGACTTGGAAGAGATTCGTAAAATAATTGTTCAAAAGATTCCACATTTACAAGATGGTATGCTTTTATTTGAGCCAGATGAAGCTCAAGTGATGCACGAAGGTGCAGTTGGAATGATGAAAGGAAACAAAAATATAAGCGTATTAACGACTTATGCAGATGTTGACTCAGTTGTCTCCAATACTGCTTCTGAAGCATCTACCAATTCACTTGAAAAGAGTTTATAGAATATGTATGCAAATGTTGGCGTTAGCGGATAGCTGTTCGCGCCAACTGGTAGTCAAGCACTCTTAATTTCTATCCGCAACGATATTGCATTAATGATGATATTAGGGAATAAATATTCTCGTTTTCTCACATTTATTCTAAATTCTTTATTTGCTAATTCTAATATTACATTTAGGTATCGAGTTCTTGCCGTTTCTTATTATGATACAAGTGAGTTTATTACCGATTCCTTTAAACTTGCACAAAGTGGATATAGTTATCTACTTCCGGCACTTGGAGTTGGAATAACGCAGAGAGATCTCTTGAATCTGAAAGATTTGGAGAATGAAGGGCTTAAACTTATGGATAAATTAATTCCACTCTCATCTGCTTATACGTAGGCTGCGGGCACTGGTAAGGTTGGTCGTCCAGAGTTGCCAGCAGATCAGAAGTCTTAGAAGACGATTTAGAATGAACAAGCATTAGATAATGATGGAGGCTCAAATGGATAAAACATTATGCGAGTTTTCTGTAGAAATTTATGGAGAACTGAATCAGTATAATGAAGTTTTGAGCAAGGCAAGATGTAGAATCTTTTATAAATATGAAAATCGTAATGGCACTTATATTACTGATGAGTTTGCAGACAAGCTTTTGAGTTCTCTTTCATATGTTCCAGTAAAGGGAATCTACCAAGGCGAAGATTATACTGATCATGGTCAATAGCGTGATCAAGGGCGTATTTATGGTATAGTTCCAGAAAACCCCAATGTCTCTTGGGAAGACTTCTTAGATGACGATGGAATTACAAGAACTTATGCTTGTACTGATGTTTTGATTTTTACTGCGCTTTATAAAGAAGCTAATAAAATCATTGGAAAAAGTCAATCTATGGAACTTTATGCTCCATCTTTAAAGTATCATGAGGCCATTATTCATAATAAGCGCTATGTCGTGTTTGATGATGGTTGTTTCTTAGGATTATAGGTCTTAGGAGATAATGTAGAACCTTGCTTTGAAGGGGCTTCATTCTATACTTTACAGAGCACAATAGAATATGCTATTAATTAGATAAAACAATACGGAGGTACTAAAATGCCTAAGATTAATTTTAAACTGTCTGATGATCAAAAGTTCAGTGCAATTTGGGCTTTATTGAATCCAGAGTTTAACGAAGAAGGCAATTGGACCGTGCAATACGGTATTTCCGCCGTTTACGATGATTACGCGCTGGCCGTCAATTATGAAACCGGCGATATGAATCGTGTTTATTATAAAAAGGACGATAGCAATGATATGGTCGAACTTGGCGAAATTGTTAAGTGCTATATTGTTGATGTGAATGAGCAAGAGAAGAATACTCTTGATACTCTGCGCGCCCTTAACGGTGAGACTTATGAGTTGGTTAGTGATGTGCTGACTAATGCTCAGGAGAATTTTGAAAAAGTTTCTGAATTTTCCACCAAAATTGAAGAGTTAAATAATACTGTGTCTACATTAGAGACAGAGAAAAGTGATGCTAACGCAAAGATCGAAGAGTATACTACTCAACTCGATACGGCTAATGGCACGATTAATTCTTTAAATGAAGAGTTAAATTCTTTAAAGGAATATAAGCTTGGTATTGAAACTAAGCAGAAGGAAGCTGTTATTAATGAGTACACTGAGCATCTGCCTGAAGAGGTTCTGGAAACTTATCGTAAGAAGATCTCTGAATATGATGCCGAAGAGCTTGATATGCGGCTTGCTTATGAGCTGAAAAAGAATAACTCGTCTATCTTCACTAAAAATAGTGATGAGGGCTTCGTCCCCAAAGACACCCAGACTGATGGGTTAACCGCTATTTTATCAAAATATAAAAAGTAATTAGGAGGCTATTTAAATGGCTAGAATGGTTATTGATGGTTTCGGTCAAGTCGAACTTAACAATGTCGCATTCCGTCGTGATGGCCGCATTGAGGCCCAGTGCGCTCTTGATACTGCTGCTTTTACCAGTCAGGTTCCTGCCGAGAATGGTATGATTCTTCGTGTTAAGAAAGCAGAGCACAAGATCACTTTCGCGGATGCTTCTGCCGAAAACCAACTTTACGCTTTAAATTATACTTCTGAGCATATGTACGACGAGCGCAAGCCCGGTCTGAAGAATTTCAGCCTGTCTGCTCAGAAAAATGAGATTGGTCAGGACTTTTATCCTCGTGTTGGATACCTTGCTGCTGGCGACCTTTGGACTACTAACTGCATTGATCTTGGTACTTATGCCAATGTTTCTGCTGTTCAGTCTGCACTTGCTTCTGGTACTGTTGTGTACGCCGCTGTTGGTACTCAAGGCGCTGCGGTTCTTGGTTCTACCGCTCCTTCGGTTGGTCCTGTGATCCAAGTTATTAAAAAGACTACAATGCCTGATGGTCAGGATGCATTCCAGCTTCAGGTTCTGAAGGTTTAATTTAGGAGGGTAAATTATTATGACGCTTAATGAATTAAGAGAACTTGCCCTTCACGCCGTTAAGGGTACTGCTCCTGATACCTTCAGTGTTGAGAACGTCAATGACGCTTTTGCTGATGGTTTAAAGGAGTTTGCTGGTTCTTATAACCAGTTCATGAAGAATCGTTATGATCTCTATGATATTATCATTGAGTCTATTGATGAAATTCTTCCTCGTGATGTTATGGCTGCAATTGGCCAGTTTGCTGAAGTGCAGACTGTTGCTCAAGGCCAGAAAGCTATGTTTAAGAAAAAGCTCGGCCGCGCCCGTGCCAAAAAATTCCTCACTCAGGTTGGTCTGAGTGGTGTTTATGAGACATTCCGTCTCGATAGTGAGACTTTCGAGCTTGGTGCTCATGCCGTTGGTGGCGGCGCCACAATCGACTTCGAGCGTATGCTTGATGGTGCTGAGTCTCTCGCTGAAGTTGTTGGTATTGTGACCGAAGGTCTTACCAATGCTGTGTATGTTGAAGTCGAACGTGCTCTGGTTGCGGCTTATGATAATATGCCTGCTACCAATAAGTACAAGGGTGCTTGGAGCGCTGATGAAATGGTCAAGCTTATGAATATTGTTCGTGCTTATGGCCAGCCAGTTATCTTTGCTTGCCCTGAGTTCATTGCTAAGATGGGCGCTGACGCTATCGTTCCAGTTCTGGCTAATGACACTACAAAAGTGGCCCAAGGAATTTATAGTCCTAAAGATATTGATGCTATCCATGATCAAGGATTTATTAATGTGTTCCGTGGTGCTACTGTGGTTCAGATTCCTCAGTCTTTTGTTGATGAAACTAACAAAGAGACTTATGTTGACCCCAGCCGTGCTTATGTGTTCCCAGCCGGCGCTGAGAAAGTTGTAAAGGTTGTTCTTGAAGGCTCTACTCAGATCCGTGATCATGAGAACAAGGATAACTCTATGGAAGTCTATGCATGGAAGAAGATGGGTTGCGCCATTCTGCATCACAACAATTGGTGCATCTATTGGAACTCTAGCATTGCCGATACTTCGTCTAAGGACATCTACGGTTATTAATATATAAACCTTATTAAAGGGAAGGGATAATTCCCTTCCCCTTATTTTAAATTTTAGGAGTAAAAAGGAGAAAAGATTATGTCAGATAAAGTAAAAATTATTAGTGCCTTTGATGGCCGTTGTGGCATTGACAATAGTGATTTACACATTTCACGTCGTTGGCCTGCACGTGGTTCTCATGTCATGCTAGATCGTAATGTGGTTGAAGAACTTATGTATGATGATGCTTTTAAAAATATGGTTGAAGACGGTACTTTATATATCGAAGATTTTGAATTAAAGAAGGAATTGGGTATCGAGCCAGAAGATGCAAAAACCCCGACAATTATTTATCTTGGAGATAAAGAACTTGAGCGTTACTGGAAGGTCATGCCGCTTTCGCAGTTTAAAGTTGAAGTTAAAAACTTAAAGAAAGCACAATTAGATTCATTAGTTGATTATGCTATGAAGCATGGCGATGATGGTAGTATTCCTAAGGCTAATTTCTTAACTGAGATTAGTGGACGTAATGTTTTAAAGGGGATTGAATTAAGAAAAAGCGTGGAGGGAT